GCGGGCATGAGAAGTGCAAGGATAGAACCTATCGTGATGATTAGTTGCCTAACCTCAGTCGCTCTCTCATTGATTGTATCAATAATGGAATCTGCCTCTTCTTGACTCAACATCTTCACCTCTTGCCGCCATAGTATTCTGTAGCATGACCCTCACTTATCAACTGTGCGTTGATATTCTTCTCATTAACATACAATGTTCCAAGGCATCTACCAAACTTCCCAACTCCATGCGACTTAATTACAACTTCTTTATCTTCCAATAATTGTTCCAATCTTTCTTTAGCCGCCAAGCCTCTAATCTTTTCCTCTTTATTTCGTGTTCTTGATTCGGGAGCATTCATCCCATACATACGCACACGAACATTGAAATGGACTTTGAAGCCTAAATCTACCCGCACATCTACGGTATCGCCGTCTACGACCCTAAGGACTTTTGCTTGATATTCCCACATTAGATTAACACCCCAATTTTTCTGAGAATCCAAACCCAAATAGAGTTGCCGTCGTAGTGCATCATCATTCCTCAGAAGAAGCATCCATGTGGTGGTCATCGTTGCCGGTGACTGTAAATGCCTCCATTCTGAGTTCGTGAGCCTTCGACATTGCTTCCATATCCAAGTCATGCCTAATCTTAATTTCCTCCAACAATCTTACATGAGCCTTTTCAGCCTCTGCTGATGCAACATCAGATGCAAGTTGTTCAGGTAAAATGTTGATTTTAGCACTTTCTTTGCCTTTGAACAAATCAAGAACAGATGTGATGATAAGAAGAGCCGGACCACCCAATAGACCAATTACTGTTAATTGGCTGTCTGAAATCTCTCTCTCTTCTACTATACTAAAATAGGATGCTGATGCGGCTATAACTACCCAAGCCATAACTACCCCCATACCGAAGGTCAACATCAACTTCTCATTGGGATTACCCATCTTCATAGATGGACAGGGGTTCCTTTGACCTATAACTTTTGCTATCGTCACCCAAACAATAGATACAATAATTACTGCTACAATAACAGATAATGTGACTATCATTCGTCTACCTCAGGCTCTTCTACCTCAGGTTCCTCCACTACTGGTTCATCTTGCGGTTGCCCCGGTTGTGAATCTCTGCGAGGCAAATCTCCACTATTTGAGGATTCTCCTTCCTGTTTCCTTTCTTCTCCCTTTCTACCTAGTGTTTCCTCACCAACCGTTTCGAGGGCTTGGTTGAGGGTAAGAATACCTGAATTATAACCAATAACTGCTCTTTGCATTCTTACTGTAGGAGATTCGTCTTCTACAGGAGAGAACTCTAATTTAGGTATGTCTTTCATCTGATGCTCAATACCCAATAATTCTAAGTGTTTTGAAAACATATTATGGACTGATTGCGCCAAAATGCCTTGTAGCCTCTTAATTGCAGTTGTGGCCCATACATTCGCATTATATGTGGCCGCGAAGGTGGAGCCTCTTTCTTGCCCTGCCGCTACTCTTGGAACTTGAAGCACCGCCGCAATATCAGCATTCACGGTATCGAGGAATGATGTATTATCAGGAATTGTGTTTCTTGTATCTGTGTGGTGAATCTGTATGTAGTCAGGGAAAATAGGCACTTGGTCGCCCCTTAGTGATTCTAAGGTCTTTACTACCTCATCCATGATATATGTTAATCGAGCCTTTTGCTCATCGGGGTCGCTAATATGCTCTATAGCAGATTTGTTAATCGTAATGAATTGTTTGGTCATAGACTCTTCTAAAGCCATTCTGTTGTTGAGAGTATTGTATTTTGCTCTGATTGCTTGTTTCAGGGAAGAAAATCGAGAAGCACCCCATACACCATAGGTTTCTCTGTTTTCAGCATCTGTAAACCAATTGCTTCTATAGTCAATTCTAATGTGTAGTATTTCATCTGCGTTGAAATCTTCTTGTGTTTGGTCGCCCTCTCTGATAATGTAAGTAGTGGGGTCAATAATTGGGTTATTTCGGTCAGTCATTTGGGTGCTTGGTCTTCCATCAGTAATGGTCATTTGTGAAATTGGTAGAGATTGCACTTGTGTTATACCAACACCAGTTCTACCAACCAGTTTGTTTATATCATTTCCATATACCATTAGGTTCCTCATAGCATTGATGAGTATATCATCGAAGTCAATTGTTTCTTCTACTAACATTCTAACTGATTCTCTGATGTTTGCGTTCTTTGCGCTCTTGTAATTCAGATTGTAATTGTTAGCCGTAAGAGATACTGCTCTAACCGCACCGTTCAATTCGGGGTCCAACTCAAGCATAGAGTCGTATATATCGAAATCTGTAGTAAAGTTGGTATTTGTTCGTAGTTTGTTAGAATCCGCCATTATGTCGCTAAGACCTGCGGCGGCGGCAAGTAGCAACGGATTTTCGCTTGTATCTGCTTTTCTTGCATTAGCCCAAGCAGATGCAATGTTTATTTCGGTATTTTTGGGTTTTTCGGCATTTCTACCCAAGATTCTATCGAATAGGCCCATATATCTTCCAGTTTGTCGCTCATATATCAACTTTTCAGGCAATTAACTGGTAGAGAAGAAACAAAATCATACCCATACCACCAGTCATTTGTGCTACTCTCTTAGTAATAAAGCGGTCGAGGCTATATACTGGCCCTTCCAGTATCTTCTTTTGGTTTTCTTTTACATCTTCTAATGAAACCTCTACTTCGTCTAATCTTTTTCCGTGTTGTCTATGTTCATTTTGTTGTTCCCTAAGCACGGTCTTAATATCCGACACATCATCCCTCACAAGGTCTAATCGAGCCATGACCGCGAGCGTTGCGTCATCCATGTCCGAAGAGAATATAGAATGATTTATCACCCTTTACATGAGTTGTCTGTTTATTCTTTTCGTAGCCAAAAATAATGAAAACGAATTACTTGCTCGCAGTATAGCGATTCCCAAATTGTTTTTATTCTCTATAGGGTATTAGGAGATATATACTCCCCCCTTTCTCTAAAATACCCTATAGAGTATTGAAAGAATAACAAAACCGCTATACTGCGAGCCTATTATTTGTCTGATATTATTTCTAATACCAAAAAGAATGAAACTTGATAAGGCATCACTATCTACCAATGGTTATGGGAACCACCAAGAACAGTAAGTATGACCATGTGTCGGTAATAACAAGCCATTTAGAAGAATGGAAAGAACTAGGCTCAGATACAGCCTTTTCACGATACCTTGCGGGCGTATACCCGAACAAGTCGAGTGAGGCTTGGCGTTGGAATATCCGAACCTATAGACACCACAATTTGGGCGAGATGCCTGAAACCTTTTACGAAAGAACATCTGACTATACAAAGTTCATTCCGAAGTCTTGGGAAGGTAGTCAGAACTCATTATCTCGCAAATTACACTCAGAACACCCTGAAATTAGTAGAAAGGGTTGGGAAGCAAGAATACACCAAGCCAAAATGAATGGTGCAATCACCATTATACAAAACAATGACTTTACATCAACACACTTCAAAGGTAGTAGTCAGACCATAGAAGACTTATGGGAGTCAGTTGAAGAACTTTCAACAAAGAGTATAGAGAACTTAGAGAGTGCAAGGTGGGCTGAAATAACATTCAACTCAAAGAACTATATTGGTGTTGCATTAGCAAGCGACCAACACATAGGCAATACCAAAACCGACCACGCTCGTATGCGCGAAGACGCTGAATTAGTCCGAGATACAGATAATTGCTTCGTTATCCACGCTGGAGATTTCATAGACAACTTCATGGTCGATAAGCCTAAACCAGCAATGAGGCAGAAAATCCCCCCTTCGACCCAATGGAAGTTGTGTGACCACTACATAGATATGTTCGGTGATAAGATACTGGCTATTGTAGCAGGTAATCACGACCTATGGACCTCTAGCCTAACAGACTACGACCCATTGGGTAAGAAAGCAAGTGATTTAGATGTTATCTATCATCCACACGAACTCAATGTTCGATTGTTAGTAAACAATATCCCCTATAATTTCTCGATTAGACACAAGAGAAGAGGCAACTCTGCTTTGAATCCAGCAAGAGTAGTCAAAAAGATGTGGGAAGATGGCGAGTGTGATTTCGATATTGGAGTAGTAGGTCATCACCATACTCCAGTTAGTGAGCCTTTCACAAGACATGGTTTAGAAAGGTGGGCCATAAGGCCGGGGTCATACAAGATGATAGATGGGTATTCTGAAATGATAGGGTATCAAGCAGAAAGGGCTACCTGTCCGTTAGTTATCTTATCCCCTGATAAGAGAAGTATACAGGTCTTTACAGACCTAAGAGATGGTATTAGAACACTTAAAGTGTTAAATGGTGATTTGAATGAATGATTCATGGACTACAGAAGACTCTTGCGTAATAATTGGAGAATCATCTGACGATGAAGATTCTCTCATTCTTTGTATACTTGATAGTGATGCACACATGATGACTGCCGTTCTTGATAGACAAGAAATTGAAAGTCTAGTTGAGTATATGGCTGAGTGGGTAGGTTTCCCCTTGGTTATATCCAATACATCTGTAGGGGGCTACAATGACTGGCCTGATGAGTAGTTTCAATCTACAGCGAAGTAGATATGACCCTCAACATTTTTACGAGTGGCTTGGCTATACTTGGGGCGAACATATTAGTGAGTGGTTTGATTTATTCAATGATAGAAAGGGCGCGGCAGTTCATCGCGTCTTATTGATTGCTCCGCGTGACCACAGTAAATCAACTACACTAAGAGTTAAGGCTTTACATTCCCTTCTTTTTGAGAAGTGGCGTAATAAACCATTTACTACATGGCTCTTTTCGGCCAGTAAAGAATTAGCCGCTAACAGGCTTGAAGAGATTAGAGAAGATTTGAGAAGGCATCCCGATTTGTCTAAATTGTTAGATGAGAAGCGCGGTGGTAAGTGGGAGTTGCGTCTAACTAATGGTTCTTGGATTAAGGCATCATCTGTAGGTTCTGCTATTCGTGGAGAACACCCTGCGCGTATCATTTTAGACGATGTGTTAGACGATTCAGCAGATATGTCTGATGAAGTAGTTAGAAATTGGTTTCGTAAGAAACTAACTCCTATGTTGAGTCCTGATACATCTATATTTGTAGTAGGAACACCTTTGGCTCTAACTGACCTATACCACACAGAAATGCTAAACAATGAGGCTTGGAAGTCTTGGAAGAAGGGCAGTATCATCAATTATGATGAATGGGCCAAAGACCCTGAGAATATAGAGCCTATTTGCTTATGGCCTGAATATAGAAGTGTAGACTTCTTACTCGAACAGAGAGTTGCTATGGGTGAATTAGCGTTTTCCCAAGAATACCTATGTAGGGTTGTTGATGATGACTCTGCGGTATATCCCTCTCGACTAACAAGACAACATCTTAACATGGATGCTACCTTAGAACATGAAAAATTGCATAGCGGCAGATATGTTATTGGTTTTGACCCTTCTCATGGTATCGGCAAGGACTATAGCGTTATGGTAATAGTTCGTCAAGATAAGGAGGGCTTCTTACACATAGTAGATATTTGGCGACATAATGACTTTGAACCTACTAAACAAGTAGAAGAAATCATTAGATTATGCACACTTTACAGAAACCCTATTTTTGCGGCTGAGTCTGCCGGATTCCAAAGATTATATCAGGCTCTCATAAGAAATAAGGGAGCCAATGTTGATTATAGAGCAAGCCCTGTTCAGAATAGAGTTCTTAAGCAATCTCTACTAATGAGGCTTAGGTCTTGGTTTGAACAAGGTAAAGTTGTTATCCCCTATGGTAATGACCATACGAGAAAGGTAATGAATGAAATGTTAGAAGAATTAGAAACCCATGCTTGGGATAATGGCGTTATTGTAGACAAGGGTAGACATAACGATATTGTTATGGCTTTGGCTCACGCTATAGACCAGTTCCAAAGTAAGGGGGGTAATGATTCTCCTATGGTAGGCAACTCTGCATCGGTTGGTGGTTGGGGTGCATCTAAGGATAAACCTACAACTACCGTTCATAGGGATGCGAACTCTCGTTATGTGAGGTTCAGACTTTAGAATGCGGCTATAGCAACTATCGCATCATTACCGGGGTCTGCGGAGAAAACAACAGTCACGGTGTTTGCGCCGGTAGCCTTAGCGGTCTTGATGGTCACATTGTTTGACCCGTCATCCTTAAGTGTAGCAATTATCTTAGAAGATGTAGACACGCCTGTGACGGTTATGGCCTCAGTAGCACTTCCGCCAGCAGTAGTCTTCTCGACTGCATAATCCGCTAAAACTGCGGTGACTGCTGATGATAGGTCTGCGGTATCCACTCCGCCATCCACGATGTGGTGGCCCATGATTACATTCTTCAATTGTCGGTTCTTAGGCATATAGATTAACGAGTATTCGTTTGATTTATTAAGATTATGTAAGTTTTATATTGTTTATGGGGGATTTAGCGGTTTTGAAAAAAATTATTGTATATTTTGAAAGGGGGTTGGCGACCAACCACCTCACCGAGGGGTCAATTTTTGGCGGCAATTTTTGCTTGCTATTTCGGTTGCTAAAACGACCAAAACCGATGGACTGAGAGCCTGTTTTGGGTTGACCATAAGTTGAAGTTCTCATGTGCTTACGGTTGAACATGGCTAAAATGCCGAACTGGAGCGACGATATACCCGAAAATGCCGACGATGTGGAACCCTTTAGGGTTCCAATATCCGAAAGACCACCCGATGAGGGAGCAATTTTTCTTCCCTCTGAGGGCTATTGGTTCGACATACCCGTCAACCGATGGCCTCACTTCGACATACTAGACCTAAAGGTCTACAATGACGATGACCCGACCTCAGAAGACGCAATTCTGCTCTGCCGATTTCAAGACGATGAAGGAGATGTAGTGATTGCATGGACCACGATTGTTGACCTAGAAACGCTAGACTCAGAGGCTACCGAACTCATCCTAGAAACCATGATTTACCACGACAATGACCCATCAATAACCGTCGATTCTTGCACAGATTGTCCGATTGAGTCCGACGAGGATTGGGCTGAAATAATGGAAGCATTTGAACAAGACGAAATCGAAAGACTGCGAGCCGAAAAGGACAATTTTCTGAATGACTGGAGTAGTGTTGATTCAATCTACGATTGAAGGAGGGAAAGTGAATGAATGGAGATGAGAAGTTGGAAAAAGTGAGAATGGTGAATGTCTACTTCGTCGTAAGACGACGAAAGGAGGATATTTGGTCTTTAGACCAAATCAAAAGAGGTCTGAGAATCCTCAGCAATTTGCGTAGCAATCCTGAGATTCCGATGAACTTCACCAAAGGTGGTCCTCAATGCCTCATTTTGGTTGAAGAGATGGATTCTGATAACAGAGTTATCAGGATTCCAAATGGAGCAATCGGAAAGAGGAAGCCGTAGGCTCCGATTTTAGCAACGGCAATTTCAGCCGTAGGCTGTTTGAGATTCGAGCCGAATGCTAATTTTAATCTCTTTTCTCTATCTTCGATAGAGTCTTGTTATTAAGGTTGGAGTTCTTCAAACTTTTTTTGACTTAAGGAAGCACCGAAGGTGAAGGGGGTTAGTCCTCAGAACATATAGTCAAGGTGGCTTCTACGGCGAAACCTTGCCCCGTTGTTTAGATTTGAGGCCGATTGGTCAGCAATTCAACTTCTTTCTAATCAGATATTGACTGTAAGTCACGAAGTTATTAGGACTTTTTTAGGTCCGGCTACTACCTTCCTAAAGTCAGACTTTAGGGAGGTAGAATTGGAGAAGGGGTCGAAAACCGATGAACTTAGGCGCGAAGACGGCGCACATACGCTCAGGAGGGTCATCAGAAGCCCCATGTGCGCGAGCAGGGTCTTGCGTGAGCCACATACCGCCTCTAAGTGGTTCGGAAAAATGGAGGACTTGACGCATTCTCCTATGGTTCTGCGTGTGAAGGTTGCTTTCAGCAACCCGCGTGGAACCGCGCTGAGAAATCGTGATGTGTGATTTCAAATGGATAATCTTTGATTATCCAGTTGAAACATATCCGTGTGCAGATTAACTCTGAGTTAATCCAGCATAATTTTTCGGTTGCCCTAAACCTGAGTCAAGTCGAGATGGCCTAAAACCGCGTATGAAGTTGCTATAGCAACGGTAGGTTTTAGTGCGAGTGCCTGCGCGAATGGTTGATGGAGTCGAGAAGTCGAAATGTCCTGATGCCGATAATGATGATTGCCCTGACCGTAGGTTTTGCTCTACTGCCTACGGTCTTTAGCGAGGTAGAGCCATCCCTAAGTGGTGACTGGGTGCAGTTAGCAATAACATTGCTTTCAGCAGTTCCTTTCACTCTAGGAATGGTTGATGCTTCGCATAGAAGGTTGCTAAGAGAGCGAATGAGAGGTCAGTATAGTGGGGCCTATCGGCTGAAAGCCGAGAAGTCCTCACTTTGCCCTTGTTGTGATGAGGATATGCAAGGTCACGAAGTGGTCAATGTATTGATTCAACCCCGAAGGGGAAGCAAGAAAGCAACGGCGTGGTATCATATTGACTGCGCCATAACTGACCGAAGGGTTCCCGCGGTTAGACGGAGGTCAACCGGCAATCCAGTTGAAGCGAACCGTTTGATTGTCTATACTCATGCCGTAGAGGGTCTATACACTCCACGACTAGCAAACTTGACCCTAGGTCATGGAACTCCTAACGGACTCAATGAGTGCTATCAGCCTGATACCGAAGGTAGGAAGTTCCCTAGGGAGTTCGCTTCTCACTACACCGAAGGTAGGCCAAGTCCTGAACCTCAACCTGAGGAAAAGACACCTACCCCTCAACCTGAATCTACACCTGAGCCAAAGGCCACGCCTCAGATTTCAGCGGAAGGTTCTGCTATCTTCGGCCTGATTGAAGCACCACTTAGAGAGTGGGGAAGGAACTTCACCCAAGTTCACAATGCTGAATTAGCAACCAAGTTCTCCGAACTTACCCAAGAGGTCAGAGATATTGCTTCCTCAGCCCCACTAAGGCTAACGACTCTTGAGAGTCCTGAGGTAGTCTTTGAAGAGATGATACACAACAAGTTCCTCAGACTGCTTCGCAACTGTCGAACCTTTGTTCAGAACCGCAGAATAAACAGTCTACTTGTAGGCCCTGCCGGAAGTGGAAAGACCTTCGGTGCAGAGCAGATTTTGAGAGCATTGCTAAAGATACCAAGAGCAGAGGGCGGCTTTGCCGATAACCCTGATGCTGGAATAGTCATTGTTTCATGTAATGAAGAGATGCTACCTACCGAGATTACTGGGGCTACTGTTCCAAACATCTCCGATGGACTTCCAGTATATACTCAATCAAAAGTCGTGGAAGCGTATCAGCGTGGTGGAATCATCGTCTTCGACGAGTTCGACAGATTAGCAAGTGGAACTGCCGTTGCTCTAAATGCGGCTATAGCCGGTTCAAGTTGGCCTCTTCCTGACGGCACAGTAGCAACCCGCCATGAAGACTCCGTCTTCATTTGCACCGCTAATACCTTTGGTCATGGTGGGAACCGAACTTACAATGCCGCTAACCAGTTAGACGGTGCTACTCTGAACCGATTTGCCGGAGGCATAGTGAACTGGGGATATGATGAGGCACTTGAGAAGTCCTTTTGCCCCAATGCTGAACTACGGAACCTATTGATTGATGCAAGGGAGAAGATGAACAACGCAAACATTCAGCGTATCATTAGCCCTCGGCATCTCCAAGTTGCTTATGCAATGACGGAAGTCCACGGACTCCCAGTCCGTCAAGCCTTCCTTGAGGCTCTTGCTGACTGGAATGAGAATGACCTTCGGATGATTGGCCTTGATGCTAACGAAGTTATGGATGCAAACGAGAACTACATCGAACCTACGGTTGTTGAATCGAGAGTTGAGGGGGCCGTCTAAGACGGCTCCTTCACCTTTCTACGAAAGGAGGTGAAATGATGGATAAGCAAGAAGTTGAATCCTACCTCTCCGAGGTAAACAGAGTCAATCAGGCTTCGACCTTCGTTAGCGAAGTATTCGATGCCCGTTGCTTTGTGGCTCATCAGAGCCATCAAGTGGCTGACTTCCTCAGACCGGACAACCTCCGGTTGATGAGTGAAACGATTAGCAACGGCAAGTATACCGGTGCTGAGAACCCCCTAACCAACGAAGTTGACCTTAGTTGGGTCGGAAGGCCCGAAGGGATTGAAGGCGACAAGAAGCACATCACCGAGGCCAAAATGTCCGGTCAATACGGAGTATTCCGAAAGGCAGACATTGACCTGATGGTCAAGTTCCGGCAAGATGCTCTGAAAGAGATTGCTCAGATAGACCTAAGCGAGTTTACTCGGCGTTGGAGAAATGTGGAGTCAATGCCCTGCAAGGTCAATGCCTTCCGCTTGCTAAATGGTGAACCATTCGGCCGCCGAAGGGTAAGAAGCAAAGCACCGAGGGAGTCAATCGCTCTTGTTTTGCCGCTTTCAGCGTCTTGTAATGTCGGAGCCGATGTTCTAGCGGCGGCTATGGCCGTTATCGTTGCTATTACCGAGGCTCTGAGTGATGCCGGCTTCAATCTTGAAGTGTGGATTGCTAACCGAGGGAACGGTGTATACCGTGGCGATTATCGAAATGGCTTCTACGCCTACAAATTGAAGGACACTTCGGACCCCTTCAATGATGCTCTGATGGGTTCCGGCTCATCTTCATGGTTCTTTAGAACCGGCATCTTCACCATGATGAGGGCCTTAGGCCCAACTGACCACACAATGGGGCTAGGCTATCCCGATGTTGACTACAACGACGATGAGAAGGCGGAAGTCCTACGGATGATAGGGCTTGACCGAGGTCATGTAATGAAGGGCTGGCCGGCTGGAAGCATATCAGCAAGGAACGCCATGAAGCACATGGTTGCCGAGATGACCGAGGCTCTTGCTCACTATACCGATGGTAGCGAAGCAGGGGGTGAGTATTGATGCTACAAGATGATATTACATATCCAACTGCTATGATTGCTGACTTAATCTCGCAAATCCTCGACCCTAAGGTCGAGTCAAGGGAGTTCGTTGCTAAAGTGCTACTTTACAGCCTTTACAAGAACGAAGGTCTTGAGGATGAGCCTTCTCAGGCTCTAACCGAAGAATCGTTTGCTATGATAGAAGCCATGCACCGTGGTGAAGAAATCACCGATGAGGATATGCAAGCAATCACAAACCAAGTCGTAGACTTGCTATCTCAGGATGAGTCCTGATTCAGGCCAAAATCGGCATTCGTAAGCCATTCCGAGGGGGCTAAAGCCCTCTCGGTTTGGTGGATTCAACCATTTCAAATCGAACCCTAGCGAAAGCAAGGTCAGTTAGCAACGAATAGGTATCTTCGATACCTATTCCGTGCGCGTTAGAGGGGGATTAGGCCACCCTCTTAGTGGACTAAGCCCATGTCCGGCTCTGCGGTCTAGCACCGGCTAGCAAGAACCTTTGAAACCGAGGTTAATGCAAAGCCGGTGAGAAGACTATATCACAATCAGAACTTGCGAAAAAGCGTGGGAAAAGTCCTAATTTATTTTTGATAAATTAAGGGTTTGCGCGTGTGCGCTAACCAAGCGACCAAGTATACCAAGTGCAAGCGACCAAGTATACCAAGCGGCCAAGTAAGAAACCATACCCACTATGTATAGAAGGAACTTCTATTCATAGTGGAATTAGCAACCGCTAATGGCCCTGTCGCCAAGATTCCACCAAGTAGGGGAGAATCAACCAACTCTCGCAATCATGCGAACAAACACAACGACCTTTGGGCCGGCTCTCGCTATTTACTGGCGTAAACCTAAGCATACATATCCAATCTTCGTATCTCATCACTTTGTATTGAGATACAAGATACACCCTCTACACATAGCAACGGGCTTAGTCAGACCTAAGCAGACACCTTCGCCTATACACCTACGCTCACCTACACATAGGCAACCGCATAGCCACATCACACCGGCAGATGAGCAAGTCAGGCAACCGCCTGTAAGCAGGTGAGTTGGCCGATTTTGAACCATGGACTTAAATAGGACACCGACCACGGACCGATTGAACCGAACATGACCGACGACATGATGGATATTACGATTGATGGAAAAACGATAGACGAATTGGGTAGCGAGATTGATGCTCGCTCCCCTCCCGACCCCGCATTTAGGCAAGAGCGGAAGGAGGCTCGCAAATTACGAAGGCAACGAGCAAGGGATTACGAGGGCCTACTTCTCCAAAGAGATGCGGCAATTAGCAGAGCAAATAGAATGGCGAGGGTTGGAAATGACTTGCTATGGGCCTTAGAAGGCTACTTTGACGCGGTTTCAGCAGATGAACCCGACGCTGTGGAAGTTAGCAACTGGCGAACTCGCATTGGCGACTACATAGACGACTTCGATTGCGCTGTGGGGGGTGTTTGAGTATGCAACACAACGGCGAGAGTTATCTCAAGGTCGATAAGATGGATGCTCCACCTATGATAGATGAGTTCGGAGATGTTCTCATGGGCGAGGTCAGGAAGGGCCTTGTGGCCGGCCCTACGCTTGTTTCTGTAAACCTACAGAAAGAGGAAGCAACAGCCCCTGCGGGTTTGATGTTCCTACAAGAGGCATGGACCGAAGGTTTCAGGTCATGGGTTAATGTGTCTTCGACAGGCAACGCAGAGAACAGAGATTCAGAAATAGCAAGGGCAGTTGGCTCGGCTTGCGAAAATCCCGACGGTGGTCTTGACCACTACCTTTGGTGCGTATTCATTGACTTGCAGGGCTACAAGCACACAAACGACTTGACCGCATCAGGCAGAGATGAGTGGCTACAAACAATTGCTGAGGTCTTTGCGAGGCAGGCATACAATCACACAGAAGCAGACAGAGCGGGGGGTTGCTAATTATGTCGTTTCGGCTCGACACCATCAATGGCCGTCTGTTTGTGCTACCTATGCGTGAGGGTTCCGCTGACCCCGACCCTCACCTTCCCGACCCTATACCCGTATTAGCGGGTTGGGAATCAATGACCGGTTGGTATTGGTTCGCAACAGAGTTGCTAGAAGACGGCATGGCCTTCGGCTATGTGCAGGGGCTTTATGATGAAGCGGGTTATTTCGATACAACAGAGTTGGATTCAATCTCAAATGTTTGGAGAATCAACGAAGACGATTTAGCAATCTCAGGTAGGCGTAGGGCAACCGAGGATGAGCAGATATGCTCGCTTTGCGGGAGAGGCTACCATGGCTACGGCCATAATGCTCAACCACTTAGCAATGGAAGGTGTTGTGACCCATGTAATGTCGATGTGGTAGCATCAAGGCTTGAAGCCTTTAGGAATGCGTATGCAGGTGGTGAAGAGGAATGACTGTTGGGTTGGATGAGAAAAGAAAAAGACAAGCAGACGCAGAAGAAAAGTTCGATGCATTTCTCAATGAACATGGACTTACAATTGTAGATACAGGCAGATGGGAACCTGCCTTAGGAGCGGTCTTCATTCTCGAAGATGTGTATGTTGGCCCACACGCCGTAGATACGGTCAGACTACCTAAGGAACATGGGGGCATTCATGTGCCTGTCCTTGATTGGGCGATAAGGTCCGACGGGTCGTATATTTTCCATCTCGCTCACGAATCACCAAACGCCGTGATTAGCAACGGAGTTGAGTGTTTGTGGGTGAACATACACAAGGAGGAAGAGGAAGAATGAAGTTATTTGATTTTGATTTTGAAGGAGTAATAGCCACGATTAGAGGAAAGAAGAAAGAACGCCCCAAGGTGAGTCGTTCTTCTTCACCGAAGGTGAAGGCAATTAGCAACAGGATAGAGAAGCAAAGCAGAAAGGAAGAGAAAGCCAATGGATTTATTTTCAGAGAGGCAAACGAAGCATATCATTCGATATGCAATAGCAGAGGTTTTGTTATGTTCCAGTTCCTAGTTGACTGTCCTGAACCTACCTGTGGGCGTAAGGCATGGAGCCAATGCAAGGATAACGGCATTTGCATAAGTCGCAACCGAGCATTCATTGAGAAGGCGAACTCAGACAGGAAATGGTATGAGGAACACACAAGGAACGCCTACAAGGGGGGAAGAAGATGACGAAGTATGTATGTAAAGTGAGTGAGATATTGATTAGCGAATTGTTAGTGGAAGCAGAAAGCGCAGAGGAAGCAGAAAAGATAGCAAAACAAGTGGTTTGGGATGCACCCCACGGTCGCTATTCCACGGATAGCAACACGACAGCAGAGGCGCATGAGGCACTACCTGAATATCAGGAAGGCGGGGAATACCACGACACAAAGGAGGTGCGTGTAATATGATATACGAAAGAATAACAACACAAGGAGAAGCAATAGCAATGAACGAAGACCCATCTCTTGAAGAGATGCAGAGCGCGGTAGGTGGGCCAATTGAGCCTTTGCCCCAATCCTATGTGCAATGGGAGGGCATCACGATTTATGTTAATGAGGAAGGCCGATTTATCGAAGGTTTAGAATCGAACCTGTTGCTAAATGCTATCGGTCTATGCGACGCACACATCGTAGGAGATGTGGTAGCAGTCACAGAGAATGGTATTTGGAATCATCCTGATAACGACCTTGCTAACTACTCGATTACAGATGTTCGTTGCACACTATGTGATACTGTTTTACCAACACATAGCATTCAAGCCCATTTGGATAAGACGCATCCTATCCACGAATGCCCCCATGGGGGTGAAGAGGAATGAGAGTGCCCTATGTTTGTTTAGGCTGTGGAGAAGCAGAAGCAACTGAAGAGGAAATAACAGGACATTGGGTAGGCGGGCAAATGTGTTATGATACATCGCATTGGTGTAAAACCTGTCTTGCGTATGAATTGAAAGCAAGGGCAGAAGAATTGCTAAAAGAAATAATTTTAGAAGGAGATGAAGAAGGTATGTTTTACCAAATGGAATATAGCCGATTACCAAGGGGTGAAGAGGAATGACCGCAAGCCACCCAATGATATGTCCTGTATGTGAACATGACTTTGAGTGCAGGTTGGGTTATAGCAATGTAGATGGGTGCGGCGAAGCCAACGATAACATCATCATCATGGGCGAATGTCCTCATTGTGGGTTCAAAGTAGCATCCTCTTTTCACTATGACGAGCATAGTAGCAACCAACAGATGAGGTGGCTTAACGAAGACACACACAGGGAAGTGTCTGTGACGAAAACCACATGGGTTGCTAAGTGGATGAGGAACACAGATGCAGATAAAATCGAGGGGGAAGATGAATGAAGGGATTACCAAAGAGCGTAATGAAGTTGATACGAAAGGAGATAGACGCAGAGTTAGCAAGGACAGCCCCCCATCAGAAATTAAATGTCGATATAGAATATCGAGATGGGAAGATAGAATTAGCATTCACAAGGACCGATAAGGAGGGAGATGAAAATGAGTGACGAAGTGAATGATTACACATATAGTAATCCTGATGATAGACTCAACAGAATTAGAACTATCATAATGAGATATGAGAATGGTCACATAACAAAATGGGCGGCTTTTGATGCAATACGAACACAGGTGGGATTGGAATGAGCAGAGGCAGACATAGGTTGCTACAAACGCGAATCTACGATTGGTTAAGCGGCGGTAAAGAAGCAACTGCTATCCAAATAATTGATTGGTATAAGACGGCATTCAAAGGTGGGTATACTACGGATGGGAAGAAGCCGTATGTAAGGGCAAAGGTAGGTGCAGGGAACCTACCGAATGCAAGCACATTAGGGAACATTATGCGTCGTAGCATTCTGTTTGAGTGTGTTAGCAACGACAAAGATACGAACAAACACAGAGTATGGGCGGCTCGCCCGATAGAGGAAGTGGTAAACAAAGCGATTCTTGCTAAATCACCACTCACCAAATACCCCTCCTTCCTAAGGGAAGCAATAGAAAAGGAGTTGGGGGAACAATGACCGTTGCTATTTGCCCTAAGTGCAAACAATCAATCGGTTATTGTGCAATTTACTCTTGTAAGGAGGTTAAGGAATGAAAGCAACAAGCAGACACACAATAGAAATTGGAAGGACAGAAGGCAAGCAAACGATACTCCGCGCAATCGCGGAGATAGACAGGATGGGAATGATAGGAGCATTGACGCGACTCTCACTACAGCGTCAAACGCTATTCGCATATACCAAACCTTGGGGTTCCAACTTGGAGATTGTTTACCAAATCCGCCTCCCGTTCACCATAAACAAGGAAGAAGTAGCAGATGGATATTGCTTTACACCCCTTAGAGAGGATGATAATTGGGTGCTATCCGACTGCTCAGGAGTCGCGCCGGCCCTCTACGGAACAAGCCTGTTCGATTGGTTTAATGAGGTAGTCGGGCGGCAAGGCAATAGGTATGCAGACAGGAGGCTTGAATGATGCGCTCCTACGAGAGATTTACCGATGGGCTTAAAGAGGTCGTGGCCCTAGTAGTTGATGAAGCGGTGATTGAATGAATGATGAAGAGAGAATACTAAACGAGATATTAGAGAAAGCGAAAGGACTTAGCCCCGATGCGACGCTTGCATTAGTGAAGTCGTTGATAAACGATTGCGCCGAGTTGACCGTAGCATTGGTAAGAACACTACAGGCCCTTGCAGTATTACGAGATGGACTTCAACCGATGGGGGAAGTTAGCAAGGAGTTCGGAGAACTAGGAACCGGAATTGATGAGATAATGGATAGGATAGTGAACTCCATTCCTGAGGAATCAAGAAAGGTAATCCGAGATATGTTGGAAGAGGGGGCTGAGTGAATGGAAAACCTGACTGCATGGGTGTTATCCACAGAGAAGACTGAGCCTGTTCCTATAGATGGCTTATGGGCGGAAGACCCGTTAGATACGGACTGGACCGAACATCTACAACATACATACCCTGACGAGTATTGGGCCATAGAGAAGATGCTATGCAACTTCCACACAGGCGAAGCACAGATAGCAAGCACAGATGCTCACAACACCAAAACATTCCCCCATCCTATGGATGGTTCGAGATTAGAGGTGTGTGGAACCCTATACAATCTTAGCAATCAAGATGACTTCCGAACACCTTACAACAACAACTTAGGTTGTTTTCTTCTACATTGGAATCAAGATAAGGAGAAGGAGTTGCTAAAGGAACATTTTGTTCGTGGTAGAGTAGTTCTCATTTGCAGATATATACCAAAGGATGACGAAAGAACAGAGTTCATACCGGCTAAGGATTATCGCCCGTTCTTCCTCAATGCTACCGAGGTCATTGCTAATTTGGAAGTCAATGATAACCCAATTATGATTCAATTAGAGGCCGAAGGCCATAACACAGAGGCACTTCGCGGTTTGATAGAACGAGGGGTAATAGCAAGCGTGAGAGGGCAAGACTTTGAACCCGAAATGAAAGAGATGATGGAAATAGCAAAGCATATCCCAATCAAGGCTTTAGAGAGGATTATGGCCTCTATATTAGGGTCAGATGATATGATGGAGTGGTTGGGGGAATAAATATGGAAAGACCAAAGGAATTAGAATTGCTAAAGGAATGGATTGATGAACTGGTATCGTCATACGACGACGGCATGAAGGACAAGCGCACAGCCTATGGGTATTTGGTTCAACTAATGCAGACATTACATCACATTGGTTTACCATTAGACCCTGTAGATGGTTTGTTCATTATGAAGACTAACAGAAATGAACCTAATGTTTTACATTCGGCAATAGCAGACGCACTAAGCATGACCCAAATTAGGCAGGTTCACTTGCTAATTGATAGGGCATACGAAATGATACGCAACGAGGACAATGTATATCCTGAATCCTTCATCATGCACTACTCCACACGACTATATGAAAATGCAGTCATAACATCACATACTGGAGAGAGCATACCTGACGAAGAGTTGCTAATACGACCTATGGTTGCTCAAATCGTAGAAGGCGAACCAAAGACATACGACAAACAAACAGCACTTGATATTGCGTTTGAAACAAAGTTAGCCTGTTCGCAACTAACTCTACAGAACTTCGCAAAAGCAGGGATAAGCGGATTCATATTGGATGCTCGCGGGTTCGTTGCTATTGATGAGGAACACATACCAAAGGAATGCGAGCAGTTCCTTGCCTTCCTACACGAAAACCTAGGCCCAATGGGTGGGCGAGCAAGGCACAGGCCAAAGGGCGAAGATGCAGAGCCGTATATCGAAGAAGAGATTGCTAAGATTATGGAGGAAGATGAGGGCAAGAGGTTTATGCCTACCGCCTTCCAAAGGCATTTTGAGAACGAGGCAGAGATAGACCCTGATTCAGATGAGAATGACGACGAGGTAGTAAGATGGTAGACCACGACACAGTAAAATTGAGTATCGAATTGATACCTAGCAACTCCTATGGAAACAACCTAAGGGGTCTGCTTAGAGGTTGCACATGGGATAGGTTGCGAACAGCAACATACAAAGAGGCAGACTACCAATGCGAGGTTTGCGGTAGCGACGGATTAGCACAGGGTAGAAAGCACCGAGTAGAAGCCCACGAAGTATGGTCATACGACGACGAGCATAGGATTCAGACACTACAAAGGCTACAGGCATTATGCCCGCTTTGCCACCAAGCGAAGCACATAGGCAGAAGCCTCTCTGTAGGGGCCGGAAGCAGAACCATTAGACATTTAGCAAAGGTGAACTGCCTGTCGAAAGAAGTAGTAGAGGATTACATCAACCGAGCAATGGAAGAGCATACCCTCCGTTCTCACGGCGATGCGTGGTTGCTAAACATAAGTCACTTGCTAACGCACCCTGCATTAACAGATACAGACATTAGAGATTTACCCTACAATGTGGATGGAGTGTTTATATCCCATCCCCCGACGGGTGATAAATGAGGACAAACAGAGGAATGAGAACATGGATAGAAACGAAAGAAAAATAGCAAGAGGAAGCCTTATTGGGCCTATCAAAACAACGAGCGGTAGCACTTACCTGCGGTTGGATGATGTTAGCGCAATAACAACCAACTCGAAGAACACCGAAGCAACATTGGTGGATATACACATGAAGAGTGGAACAATCTTCACCGTGTATGGTAGCGAATGGCGCATAGTTCAATCGCTCGGAATACCAATTGAGATAGTCAATGGTGAAGACGAAGGAGTTGGGATAGTAGATGAGTAGTGATTGGGATTACTTTCAAGCAGAGCGAGATATGGGGCAGGTCTGCAAGCACTTAGCAAGCGCGAGCGCATCCAAGGCCATTAAGTCAAGAGCAACAAAGTTGCTAAACGCTATCACAAAAGAGGCGGAGGAACGAGCGGAATGAAAGGAACACTAACAGATGAGTTGCTAGAACACATTTGGTATTACGAAATGGCCGATGAAAGGATGGAGTGGACCGCAGAAATATGGGATGGTATGGCTGAGGACTTCATGCGCTCGCATGGATGGGATAAAACACATTTGGCGTATGATACGAACAGAGATACAGGCACACTATGGGTGCTAACTGGGTATACTGGGTATGACGGCCAACGCGAGCCTCGGAGAGAGGTATGGGAAGACACAGGTATTCCTGAGAGAGAAGGGGATAGGTTGCTAACTTCGGTGTATGATTACGCAGAAGAACTTGCTTACGAAGATTGGATTATTAGCGGAGATGCCTTAGAATGGGAGGGGTTCTCACCTGAGCAAGTATGAGAAGTATCAGGTATTACCAACTAATGGATTGCTATACATAGCAAAGAACGGGAAGATAAAGAAAATCCGTGGTAGTGAAGTATTAGTTAGGTATGAAGAAAGCAACGCCACCTATTCGGAAGAGGAATGGTTTTGTCTATTAGACAAGATAGGCGTTTGGGTAATAGCGAGAAGCATCGTATCAGCACCTGTTCAAATAGCAAGTAGCGTCTTAGCAGACCCAAGTCTAACTTGTGCTAACGCAGTATGGGCGGCTATGGAAGATAGCCAACGAGAAAGGTATACCCGCCGAAGGCCAAAGTTGTTTGAGATGGAGTGGTTGAATGAGTAAAGGCGAGCCACCGTTGCTACATTTTGATAGTGGGAACGGCCCCATTTGTGGATTCAAATATGACTCTAAATGGAATGAAAAGATGCAAGACTATGAGTCAACTTTTCCAAAGGAATACCTTGACGATTCACTAACACACCTGCGACAAAAATGCCCCGATTGCTTACGGGTTTATAGGGAGAACCAAACCAAGGAATAATTGGAGGTAGTTGGAGAAGGTTGCTATCATAACTAACCGAGGGGCCGTATTTGCTTTGGACATGAGCAGAAAAGGCCGATTGTTAGTCACACATTGTTTCAGTAAGTCTTTCGTCAAGAGTCGCTCCTTCTCTACTACCACCACACAAAAAGGGGGAATAGCAACTAAAGAACTGGCGTGGCTAACGAAAGCACTCTATGTGCTATCAAGGTGTTAGCCCAAAACCTAAACCATGTTCGGTGTAAATCTAAATGCGGAACTAATTACCCGCAGTATAGGGATGACGGCATCCCGCAGAGCCGTATAAAAGTAGGATAAGCCAAGAAGGGTCGGAGAGAGATTAGACAATTGCGCCCGTTGCTATCCCCCACCTTTAGATTCCTATGAGAGCGAAAAAAAAACGGCTCATAGAAGAACAACAGATAGGCAAACCGTGATATATCCGCAGATACCTACTCGGTATATGCGACACCCGTTGCTATTCGGTGGGAACTTCCTACTCACAACACCGGATTTGATAGAAGTTGTAGATTTCAAAGCATGGAGAAAGATAAACAACCCAAGAGAGGAAAGAAAGAGGCGCAGATTCTCACCCTATTTGACCCTTAGATGTGGGGAAACATTGCTAAAATTGGTTGGTTATAGTGCTGTATGGGAGTTCTTAGACGCAATCCAGCCTAATTTACCAAGAATACCAATCAATTCGGTTATGAAAGGATATGAGTTCTACGATACAGAAACAATGTCCTTCTTAGAAGAGGTTGGATGGTTCTTAGTAGAGAGTGATGAAGCCTTTGTTGGGTTCAAGATAGAAGATAATGGGTTAGCAAGAGCAATCAAGAAGCCACTTAGCAACATACCGATAGCCAGTAAGGAATACACAGGAATGTCGGAACTGACTCTTTTTGACGCTACAAGGTATTATGTTGCTATCTTAGAAAGCAAATGCACCAACAAATACTTTGTTTATACGATAGGTTATGGCGTTAGACCCCTAAAGGGCAAGGTATTCAACAAGATAGACGAAGCGCAAATGTATGCAGTAAGAACATCGGATGAGTTAGCAAAGGTAGAGGATGTTTTGGGTCACCAAAACCTAAGGTTCGGGATGTTTGACGAAGAGGTCGATATATTAGAGAATGAGTTATTCTTTCAGTTATTGGAAGAAAAGAAAAACCAAATTACAACTTAGCAGTAAAGCGATTTGCTAATTCTTTCTATTCTCTATAGGACATTTAGGGAATATACATTAGTATAACTCCCTGATATACCCCTTGAACAATAGAAAGAATAGAAAAAAGGTGATACTGCTCCGCAGTAATATGGTCTAAAATGAGCAGAAACAATAGAAAGAATAAGCGGGTTTATACGGACAGCCACATACCATAGGTATGATGGGTAGCGGAAGAGCAGGTCAAACAAAGAGATTACAACAAACTGTTTACAGGATAATACAGGATGAAGGGCCGGCAACTGCTGATGCCTTAGCGCGTCGCTTTAATGCCCGCCCCTACCACACGAACAAACAGATTCGTGGTCAGAATCATGGAACTAACTCAAGAAGGTTAGCGGCAGTTATGGCTACAAGTGTTCTATTTCGACCCGTAGGTCTAGTGTATATACCAACAATAGGACAGGTTAATTTGTGGGGTGCTGTTCCTTTGGAAGAAGCGGCCGCTAAAGCAATTGCTTCCAAAAGGCCCATACACAAATACCCACTAATGCTACGCAAAGCAATGAAGGAGATGATACAATGAGAGAGAGTGCTAATGATGTAGATATTTATTGGGAGAAGGAAATAGAGGGCGAGATAACAAGAATAGTTGTTGTGTGCGCCCAAGAACCATGCCCTATCCCCACTATCCTAACCGACAACATAGAGAAAGAGGGAAACAGGATTGCTACTGTTCTATCCAAACTGGGTCGAGTTATGCCTTTCTTTGATACTGATTCTGATTTCGGAACTGTGGTTTACCAACACGGCAAAACATTAGTTATCAACTTCCGTGACTTTCATTCAATAGGGGGAGGCAATCATTGGTTGTTTGGTTATCCTATTGTTAGAGAAACGGTAGAGTCAGTATTGGACCGTGTATCAGAGCAACCATCTATTCCTTCTGTGATAATAGCAACATCTACTATTTATTGTGCGGAGCCAAAGAAGTATCTAGTAAAGAGCGAAAGCGAATCTACCCATTTTAGCAAGCAATACAGGAGCCTAACTGATGAGATACTTCCGATGTTCGCGTATGTGAGCGCGTGGTTAGCAGACCGAAGAGGGATTGATGCTACTATTGTCTTCTTCCGAGCAAGCATAGACCAAATAATGACTCAACAAATGTTTGCTGATGGGGTGGGCTTGTTCTCTATGATAGAACTGCCTGTAGACATAGATAAGGCGCAAGATTCTTATGATGAATACGAATCCGAGTGGGATATGGGCGAGATGCTTGAAGCAGATTCGGGGCTTGGAGGTATGTTTACTTGATGGCTAACGAGAGTAAGACGGACATATTCAATGAGTTGCAGTCGTTCTGTGATTCTAACCACTATGTAGCAGTTGATGATAAATTACCAATCTTCATTTGTAGTGTGGGGGCGCACATATTCAATGCAATAAACAAATGCTCTCGTTGCGATTTCACAGTTGAGAACCCCGTTGATGGGTATTTCTCAATCCCCAATTGTCCTTTGCGACATGAAAACAACCCAATATACACACCTATGAGTAGGCTTGCAGACACAAGAGTGCATATCCTTATGCGAGGAAAGAAAGGGTCAGGAAAGAATGTTTTGATTGATTTATTCTTAGCAGAAGGAACTGGTCTACTATGGAATCCCGAAGGGTTCAATGGTGTTGGGTTTAGGACTATGATAGGTGCTAACTCTATCACAGAGGCGGGATTATTTGGTAGCGTAAATGAGGATGGTTATGTTGCCGGAAGACCTGTAGCAAGAGAGTTATGCGGCGGGTTCCTTGGGTTTGAAGAGTTCTCATCCCTAACAGATGCTACAAAGAAAGACCATAGTATGGATATGAAGAACCAGTTGCTAACAAGTCTTGATAGTGGGAGAGTAAACAAGGGTATGAGGCATGGTTGGGTTAGATACAACACCCGCTACACTTGTTGGGCGGGAACGCAACCTGCAAGGTTTGAGTTAGAGTCGGGTCTTGACCGTAGGTTCTTCATCATAGAGATTGAGATGACCCCTACAATTGAGTTGGAATACAAGATAGCACAAAACAAACAGGCTCGCATGACTCCATCAGAGAGAGCGGATTTAGCAACACAGGCTATGGAAATGAGAGCGTGGTTCTTCAAGCGCATGGAAGAGGCTATACTAACTCCACCAACGAGTGTATCATTCTCCCCTAAGTTCGAGGAATGGGTTTTACGAGATACTGTAAGGTCCTTTGAAGCAGACCTATTTAGAAGATTAGCAATTGGATATGCTATGATGCAACCCGATTACGAAGGAGGGAAACCATTGCTCGTTGATATTGATGAGCGGCTTTCACTTATCCTATCACAATCATTAGCAATGAGAAGGACAGTTATGGATGCTGATGTTGCTCTGATTAAGTCCATGTATTGGGGTCAAGAAATACCAAAGTCTACTATGCTAAAGGAGATTGCTAAAATAATCACCAACGGTGATTATCAAAGTGCTAAGAGGTGGGTAGAGGAAAACCTTGTGGGGGAGTCTTGGTATGAAGAATATACCCCGAAGGTAGTTGGTAAAAGAGGAAGAAGGGGGGTTGCTTGTCGTATAGGAGAGAAGCCGCCGGAACCCGACGAGTTCGCTACATGGGGTAATGGTAATGCGTAGAAAAAGGGTCCATTTCATCCAATCTTGTTTGAATTACCTGCTAAACACAGGTCCAACAACCACTATAGAACTCATAGATAATGTTCGCAATAGTAGAGGTAAGAAATACCACGGAAGGCCGAGCGTGGCTGAGTTAGGACAGTTATTGAGAATTGATAAGAGGTTTGTAGTTGTAGGAATGACTAGAGATTCGATTAGCCTATGGTCATTAGCAGATGAATTAGCAATGGGGGAAGAAGAGGAATGAGCGATAGGAAATGGATTATGTTTGCGAGGTGGTCTTCAAGAGATAACTGCCTTGGTAAAGCAAGGATATTGGACTGCGGAATAGACCCCGAAAACGGCAACCTTAGCCTTGATATAACACTCGAAGGAATTAGATACATAGGGGTTTTGCAGACACTTGCTAATTTAGCAAAGAGCGAAACTACCGATGAAGAGGAATAAACTTGAGCGGAAGAATAGCAAAAAAATGCGGAAACAAAGATTGTGAAAATCATACTTATGATTTGTGGATAGGAATATGTGAAAGGTGTAGGGAAGAGGAATAGGTTATGAAATCAAAGTGGTTGATAGAGCAAAGGTTGGCCTATGAAGAGGACCCTGAAACAATCAAGGTGCTAAAATGGGTGTTAGAAAGCCCCGAATGCCCCCTGTGCAATCACAACCAAAGAAAAGACATAGAATATATCGTTGCTAAAGGCACTCAATCCCCCTCTTATTTGGAAGAAAAGTATGGGTGGGCGAGTGGTATTATCACCGAACACATGAATGAACACATAGAATATGACCCCGAAGAGGCGGGTCGTATAGAGAAGTTGCGTGATGAAAGCATTACTACCTTAGAAATGGCGGAAGATGTTTTCTCTCGTATTCAATCATGGTTAGATGAGTGGGAACAAAAGAAAGACCAAGAAGGGATTTCAAGAGAATGGATTGGCGAGGCAACGAAACTGGTAGCGGCGGCAAATACCAATCTCAAACTCATTGGAACATTGAAAAAGGAAATTGGGGTTGATTCACAGTTGCTATTAGCCCACCAACAAATCAACGGTGTTATGGGTGTGCTGGTAGATGTTCTGCGTGATGAACCTGCGTTGCTAAATCAAATGGAGTTGCGATTAGCGGCACTAAAAGCCCCTACTATAGATGTAGAGTTCGAGGTAGTTGAATGAATGGCCTTGATAGTGAAACCGAACAATGGTGCGAAGAGCGTTTTGCGCGACTGGCTCTATATCGAACTGTCGGGTCAGCGGTGAACATCATCCTGTCTTTGGTTGTGTTGGCGAAAGTATTTGGGTGGATATGATGAATCCATCTGCTATGTTCATCATTTGTGATAAATGCAACCAGTTAGCAACATTCGCGCACGACTACTGGTGCGCTTGCGTCTGTAAGCATTGTGGAGCGGAGATACAAAACCCCCTCCATGATTGTGAAGGGAAGGAGGCGTGTTATTATGGTGAATAGAGAGGCCGGAGAAAAGATTAGATGGAGGCCACACTTCAACCAACTGATTGCTCGCCCCATCCCCAAATCAGAGTTCCCTAAGATAGTAGAAAGGATGGTAGAGGATGGGTTAGTTTGTATCCTACATTTGGGAGGCTACCAATGGTATAGTGGTAGATACCGAGTATCAGCGTCGGCCGTTAGAGAGATATGGGGCCTTTCTCAATCCCAATGGAGCAGATTCATGGGATGGGTTTATAGCCATGACCCATTCTCACCAACTGATGACGAAGACATATAGGCGGAAGGCGGTCGCGGCGGCGGTCAAACAATGGGCGAGAAGTGAATGGTTCACAGCAGGTGAATTATTAGACTTAGCATCACAGTTGAACACTCAACCGAGAGGTGGATTAACAGTATTCTCGGTGTCGAGAATACTAACTGGGTTTGAGGCTAAAGGCGTGGTAGAATCGAGAAAAAAGTTAGGTAAGAAAATCTACAGGAGGACAGAGAATGGGCGTGGTTATCTACACGAACAAGCCTGATAGGTATACAGACAGCGATACTGTCTATATGCAGGGTAGACTTAAGTATCCCCCCACAGGGGCGGGGGTCACATACGCTCTAAGCGGCAATATGTCCTTAGAAGAAGCAATTGATTTAGCACCCTCTGTTGAGTATAGGTTGGTAATTACACCTAATAGAAAACCAACATTTGGTAGTGGGGGGAATGTTGTTGTTGATTGGGAAGAAAGAAAGGAGAACTTCAACACAACTATTTCGGGCATCTATAGATTCCCACAGAGGGATATGTTGCTAAAGCGACTACAGAGGGTTCCTATACCCTACCTTTTAGCGGCTTGTTCTAACATCAGAGATTACCGGCTTTGGAACTTGGTTGCTAAGGCAAACATGGTTTTACCTGATGAATATGTAAGGGCCTTGGTAGCGTTTGGTGTTAAGCCACACCCTAAGGTTGCTAAAGTAGGAGGGAAGAAAACAAAACCAACTTCTCATCCTTTGTTTAGAGAATCCGACCAGTATATTGACTTCATAATACGCAATTCACAAGAGGTTGCTAATGAGTTGAGAGAAGTTGCTCCTGATTTGATACCTAAAGGAGTAAAGAAGACAATACAAACGGAGGATTCTATATGACCGCAAGTGCGGCGGCTTGTTGGGTCGCGTTTTGGATAGTTGCTATATCGTATTTCTTCATCCCTCTCGGCGTTGGTTTACTCCGTATTTGGCTTAGAGGTATTGTCGGTAGCGGAGAATCCCCCACTACAGAAGAGTGGACTTGGGTATCTTCGTTCAACAACCAATAATATACTCGCAATTAACTGCCTGTGGTAGATGAGTGCGAACAATAGGCGGTTGCGTCGGCTCGTCGTGGATATATTGTTCGTAGAAGGGCCTCTAACAAGGACACAAATAGCAGAAAAACTTGCTAAATTACGCTCTCTCAGAGAGGTTCCGAGCGATAACAGCCTTTCGAGTGTGCTTGCTAAGAATGTTCAATTGGAATCAGTAGGCTTTGCTAAGGTAGAGAAACTAAACGGGAACAAAACAAAACACATGGTATTCGACATTAAGCGTGATTTGATTAGCAACCGAGAAGATATAGAACAAACGAGGCCAATGTCTTGTATGACCGCTCAAGAGAGAACCTTAGCAGAAAGGTGTCCTCAATGTGGAAGACACAGAATCTTCCCCAAAGACAGTAATATCTGTCTTCATTGTATTAAGGGTTTATAGGGAGCAACTATCCCCCTTAGAGGTATGACGACACCAGTAATTATTGGAATAACAGGAAAGATGCGAAGCGGTAAATCCACTCTTGCTAATGTCTTAGCCTACAATAACAACAGCACAGTTCTATCTTTTGCACAATATGTTAGAAAGGAAGTTGCCGAAGCCTTCTTCGGTCACACCACAGACCCCCACGCACACCTTATGGCCCAAGAAGCCGCCGACAAAGGAACAATACGACCTATCTTACAGGCGTTTGGTCATGGTAAAAGAGTGCTAATCAGCAAGGATTATTGGGTAGAACAACTTTCTAAAGATGTTAGAAAGAACTTCTCTGATAAGAAGGTGATATTCATTGATGATGTGCGCTACCCAAACGAAGTAGAGTATATTATCAAAAATGGCGGATTTATCGTTAGACTCGTATGTGATACGCAAACCCTTCTTCGTCGTGGTGCTTCGGAGGCCGCATTAGAGCATCCAAGCGAAAATGCACTTGACCCCGATAACCTAACAATAGCAGAGAGTATGCTACCACACCACACATTAGCGTTAGATAGTAGCCTTAGTGACCAAGAGGCCCTTCAAAGATGGACTACTGATTGGTTGCTAAATAACCAAGTAGAAATCAAGAAGGTTGAGTGAATGTTGAAAACAGTATGGTCGGAAAAATACCGCCCTTCTTATCTTGAGAATGTAGCAGGGCAAGATGCAATTATAGCAGAACTACAATCAGTAGTAGAAGGCGAAGTATCCCCCCAACACTATATTTTCTACAGCCCACAGGCCGGAACAGGGAAGACCACAGTTGCGAGAGCATTTGCTAAAGAAATAGGGTGGCCTATACATGAGTTCAATGCTTCAACAAAGAAGATGAGAGGTATTGAGTTCATTGAAGAAGAAATCATCCCTTTGTGCAATGTGGGCGCGAAGACTGTCTATCTCTTAGACGAGGCAGACCAATTAACAACCGCCGCCCAATCCGCACTAAAAGGTGTAATAGAGAATGCAGATGGTGTGTTCATTTTGACTTGTAATGATATTAGCAAGTTATCACCTTGGATACAATCGAGATGTTCGGTAAAGAGGTTCCGACCCATCCCCATAGATTGGATGGTATCGACACTACTAGAAATAGCAACAGACGAGGGTATACCTATTGACGAGAAGCACATAATATGTATCAACAGGATTGCTAAAGCACATACAGGAGATTTACGGAGTGCTATAAACGCACTACAGGCTATGTCTTGTGTTCATGTAGATGATAGAGATAGATTCACTTTAGCAATGGGGGATTCACAATTAGATTACAAATTGTTTCTGAGAATGTGTTTCCGAGATAAGGACATTGAGTCAGCAGTTAGGTTGCTAAGTCCTTACGACACACGGAAGGTTATCCGAGAAGTATTCTCGTTTGCTATTTCTTCCGACGCAACTCCTGAATCCAAGATGAAGGTTGTAGAAGCCGCTATCATTTGTGAGCGTGATTGTATCAATGGCGTTCAAGAGGATATAGTGAAGTGGGCTTTTTGCACGATGCTTTGTAGGGGGTTTATAGGGAGATGGGATTTAGGACAGATTACAACAGATAGGTGAGATAGATGTTAGATGGAATGATTGAGAAGATTGCGGCCAACATAGGTTGCACAAGTGAAGAACTGATGAAAGCGCATGAAGCGGTCAAGATTGACCACCATGCTAATTTCCTTGCGGCAGGTAAGACCGACGAGGAAGCAAACACTTTGTGTTTGAGGATGGCTTCTTCCACAGTAAGGAAGAGGTCAATGGCCCTGTCGAGAAGTGGACTTGAAGAGTATGAAGGAGTATTCTTGAGTGTGCCGAGAGCAAAGGACTTTGCTGAAATGGCCTACAATAAGACTGCGGGAATACTCAATGGTTTGGATGCCGGCGGTAGGGAGAACTTAGTTGCTAACGGACAGGTGATTCTTTACACCCGTATGGGTGATGGTGGGTATACGCGCCTTGCGAACCCTAGCCTCGTTGCTAAGTTGCCCTTTGAAGCAGGGCAGACAGCCCAATCTACAGTTGCTAATTTACCTAAGCACACCATGACTTTGAACGATGGAACCCTGTTCTCTTGCGTATGGAATAACACCATGCCTACATTCCCTAATGGGAATGCTAATTACAAATACGGTCAACCAAGGCCGCTTTCAGAACCTGAAAGAGTATCAACATTCTTAGGAAGGAAGAAGGGAACAGATAATGAGCCTTCTCTAATGAAGGTCTATGCAAGTGGTAAGTTGAGTAGGGCTTCCTTCCCAACACTAACTACAGGGTTTATCGCAGGTAAGGCAAACGCTAACAACGACAGACTTTACCTAAAGGCTGACCTTAGCACATGGACTGATGACCACGAAGTAGCAACCATGTTTGGTTCCCCTCCCCACGAATGGAACCTATTAGACTTAGGAGTCACCCCTCTTGAGGGTCTTGACTCGATAGAAGAGTATGTTGGTTCTCTCGGTGAAAAGGAAAAGTGGGATGCTTTGTGTGCAGTTCGCTTAGAGGTTCTACACATTGACCCTCAGGATAACGGAGGGTTTGTAGTGACTTTGGGTGATTTGGATTACACCAGTCTATCTATGCCTATTGACCTTTGGATACCAAAGTCACAGGAAAAATACATTGACTTTGGGGTAGGCTCAACTGTTATGGCCGTCGGTCAAGCATGGATGGGTAGAGATGGTGACGGTAGAATGAGTATTACAGGTTGGTGTGTTATGGATAATCTAAAGCCGGCCGAAGTTCCATTGGAAGAGGCAACCGAAGGGGCCTCCGATGAAGTAGAGGGGTGGGAGTAATGTCTTGGGGTCAAGCCGTTCCTTCCTCTACGGAGAAGCCTATTGAAGAAAGGACTACCTACAACAAGGAATACTATACTGGTCTACTGACTGAATCAAAGGTCAATCAATTCCCAGTTAGAATAGCGGCGGTTGGTAAAGAAAACACCGCCAAAACAGGGTTGCTAATTGATATGGCTCTCAACAATACCGACAAGGACATTATCATTTTGGATATTGATAATAGCGCGTCGCAGACTGTTATGGTGAACTACCCAAATAACAACCGAATAAAGGTCATCCCCATCTATGATGCGGCTGATGCCTCCATCTTCAACGAAGATAACTCAACTAATTGGGTTGCTTTGGTTGATAAGATGAGTTGGTTCATGCGTATCTTAGGTGAACAGAGCAGAAAGGGAGATGTAGGGGCAGTAATCATAGATGGTTGCTCGACCTTCCTCAAGTGGTGTGAGTTCAGTATGACTGAGGTTCTTCTCAGAAGGGGAGTCATAGAGCAAGAGGGGGATGCTTTCAATCAGAAGGAGTGGCGAACAAGAAACCAACTGTTCCGTGATGTTATCAACCGAGCGCATCAACTTCAAGTTCCCTTCGTTGGCTATACCTTCCATCTGAAAGATGTAAAGGAATACATGGATATTGGGAACGGCCAAAAGGGGTTGACTAAGGTTGGTGAAGCCCCCGAATGGGAGAACGGAACAAAGAGGTTGTTTTCTCAACAGATATGGCTTACTCGATATAGCAAAAAGGGCGACTTAGCGGCAGGGGTTAGGTCTGATAAGAGCCTAAATAGCAACGAGTGGGTTGTTAGAGCAACCGTTAGTGAAATGAAGGGTCTTCATCAAGAATACCTAGGCACAACACATGATGTGCTTACTGTAAATGATGGTCAGGTCACATGGTATGGGCTTCCTTTCTTGCATTGGGGCAACGGCAAGAAGGAAGAGGATGCTAATGACGAGGCGTAATTATTTCGTAAAACGATGGATAATTACTGCTCTTTCTACCGTGGATAAACCAATCCCCGCGAGAACGATAGTTGATATAATCAAAAAGCACCGTGACCCCAAAATCAATAGGAACTCTCGGCGGTCTGCTAACATATCGGCCGTTAAGGTCGGTGCGATAGTGTCGAGAATGAAAGAAGTCAAGGTGATTCGCGCAAAGACTAACTCTCAAAGAAACCTATACGAGATAAAACCACAGTATAGGGGTTTATATGGCGATAGGGAGAGAGGTATATATGAGCGGAAGAAAAAACAATGATGTTGCGTTTAGGAATAAGGCTCTCCAAGATGCTCTAAAGGCCGCAAGAAGGATAACATTTGTTGGCGGCACAAAGCAACCGCAATGCTATGCTTGTATCATTAAGGTCGGGCCGGAGATTGCTAACATTGTGAGCGGAGTCAAAGACGGAATAACAAGTGTGCATAATATACCAATTGCTTTGGAGGAACCGGCAGTTGAATGCGAATTGTGTATTCCCAACCTGAATGATGTAATAGGGGCTTTGAAAACACACGGTGATATTGTATACCTATCACACAAACCTAATGGTAAATTGCTAATTTACTCAAACAAAAGGCAGACAACATTCATGTCTTCACCTTTAGCAAAGGCTTACCCTTCTTCTCGTAATTCAATCATAAAACAAAACCAAGATGCAATCGGAATAGCAAGCCGGTTTGATATGAATATGGCTATCTACACCGATACCAAGGGAAAGAAGCACAGCCCCGTATGTATTATCAATCTGAAAAGAGATGTGTTGGTTGATGCTTTGTCGGTTGCTAACTTGAACGGGCAAAACGAGTCAAGTTGTAGTATGCAAGAACAAGCGGGTTGCACTATCATTAGGACTGGTAATGCGCTGAAAGGACAGACTTCTACTATTGTTCATGCCCACCATCCACCAACGGAACCCTTTAGGTTCGGTGGTGGTTTAGAAAACCTACTTCCCGTCTTTGGGGAGGACATTAGGTTGTATATCTACGACATGAGGGATTATGGAGGTAATTATGTGTTAGTGTTTAGTGATGGTGATGCTTTGGTATTACAGGTAGGTGTTCCAGTTGAGGTTTAGATGTAGTGCTTGTAATAAGGATATGCGATACGACATATCGTGCGGCGTTGGTGCATCTAGTCATCTTATCCTATGTTCATGCGGAACTACCTTCGTAGTCAACATATCCGGCCACGCACAAGACAATAGAGATAGGGGGTATAGGGATGCCGATACTCTTCGTTCACTATATGAGGAACAAGGAAAAACAATGCAAGACCTTGCTCTCAAATACGCTGTATCTCCAATGACTATCAATCTATGGCTTAAGAAGCATGGAATAGCAACGAGAAGAAGAGGAAGGGTGAAGCGTGATAATTGAGCGCAAAGGCCGTAATAAAATCACTATCCGACGACGGCAAGAAGACGGAAAGCGGATAACAGAGGAACATATCTGCCAACCATTCTTCTATGTAGAAGATAATGCAGTTCCCCTACAACACAATGGGGTTTTGCGCTACGAAACAGGGCATAAGGGGGTCTATGGTCAATCACTAACTAAGGTATATACCCATACTCCCGAAGACATTTATGAGATAAGACAATCCTTCCCCCACTTAGAAACATGGGAAGCAAACATACCGTATGTAAACAGAGCGTTAGCAGAGAACGGGTTATTACCCGACAATTACAACCATAGAACTTGGTATTTGGATTGCGAATGGTCTGTTAATACGGGGAAACTAACAATCATGGTTGTCTATGATACTTTTAGCAACGACTACTTCGTATTCTTTACTCATCCCGACTACGAGGCGGGATACCATGATACATTTCCTTGCTTTAATCACCCTGACGGTTTAACAGAACTCAATCTTAGCAAGCCAGCGATTGCTTTCAAAGACGAAAAGGCCATGCTAAGGGCATTTGCTAAACACCTTAAGAAACAAGACCCCGACATAATTACTGGTTGGAATGTGGTTAATGCGGATATTCAAAAAATCATTAAGAGATTCCAAGCAAACGGGTTGGACCCAAGAAGCCTATCCCCTATCAATAGGATTAGGTATACCTTTGGTGAGTGGGCGCAACCAATAGGTGGTATCAATGTAGTTGATATGATGTTATCATTCACAAGATTATGGGTAATGAAGAACGGACAACTACCAAATAAGAAGTTAGCAACGGTCGCTTCTGAGTGTTTGGGTGAAACAAAGGTAGAGTTAGCAGACGGACACGATACATATTACTCTGACTTTGGAACATACCTATCGTATGCTATCCAAGATGTGAAATTGTTGCCTAAATTGAACTCATTGAATAATTGTATAGAACATTACACGGCTATACAACATATCGTTGGTTGCGATATACGAACCACCCCATTTATCACTAAGATTCTAACTGTTCTTGCTCTGAGAGATAAGGACTTTGACCTAAGAATACCAACCAAACCGCAATTCGACTATGAACCCTATGATGGAGCATCAATAGAAATTAGCAATGCTGGCGTATATGAGAATGTTGCTATCCTAGACATACAGGCTATGTATCATTCTAATGTTGATTTACACAACATAGGACACGAAACATTAGATAGCAACGGTAAGGATTGTGGAAACGGCGTATGTTTTAGCCAAGGTAAACCAAGTCTGTTGCTTAGACAAATGAATAAGATGACTACTCTTAGGCAAGAATACAAAGAACAACTTAGGCTTGCTAAAAGTGACGAAGAAAGAAGTCGCTATGATGCTTTACAATTTGCTACAAAATCATTGGTTGCTTCTTTGTATGGTGCGGCAGGGGATTCAAAATATGGGCTTTATCACCCGAAGGTAGCGGCGGCTATCACATACACATCTCGGATGACTCTCAAAAGATTAAGAACAGAATGTGAGAACAGAGGCCACGAAGTCCTGTATTCGCACACAGATTCTGCCTTTGTTGTTGTTCCAAACCCCGAAATAGGGTTGCTATTGACTGCTGAACTGAACGAAGCAATGAGTCCTATTGTGTGCGAGTTCGAGAAATGGTGTTCTGCTATGTTGCTAAAAGCGAAGAATAGGTATGCCGGTTTGGTGGAATGGTCTGACGGTAAGACCCATGATACTGAACTATATGTTAAGGGGATTGAACTGAAACAAGCAAAGATGTTCCCTCTCGTCAAGAACTTGCTAACCTATGTGATTAAATCTATACTGTTAGGTTCCGACCAAGGTTATGTGACTCGTCAGATAGTGGAAATAATCGAAGATGTGTTGGCCGAAAAATATCCTATAGAAGAATTGTGTATGAAAACGGAACTCAAAAAGGACCTGAGTAGATACAAGGTTTTGTCGGGTGCGTCAGCAGGTGCTAAGTGGGCTAATGATAATCTCGGTAAGGGTTATCGCCAAGGAAGCACCTTCTTATTGACCTTAGATAGCAACGGAAAATACATTGCTTTTAATGAACCAAATGATGTAGAGGGCTTTGCTACTGTGGGGCATTACCATATTTTAGAGAGGTTCGTAGTAAAGAAGATAGAACCCTTTTACGAATTGGCTGAGTGGGATATACAACCAATATACAATGCCCTACATAGATTACCAACTGTTGGGTTTATATGAACAAGCATGGTGATAGGGTTATGAAGAGATTGGAAGGCAGAATGGAAAGATGGTGGGCCTTGAAATGGATTCGCCAAATGTGGGAAGAAAGAAACCATAAGCCGTTTACTTCTGTAGAAGCAGAAAGTTGGCTAAGAGAGAATGTCTACTACGCGAAGAGGATGCGTTGTTGTGCCGCCACTTTATCAGGTAAGTTCAGCAGAAGTAGATTCATACAACCAGTTGGTCATGTTAAGGTAAAGGGTATTACTGGGAACACTTCGATGTATAGGACATACGAATGGAGAGATTGTGATGAGTAGAAGAAAAACAACAAGAGAACTTAGCAACGATGTTGCTGATATACAAAGCCAAATTGAAAACCTACATAGAGGAATACAGGTAGTCCTTGCCGAGTGTAATATCGTATCTACCTTATTACTACACGACCTAAAGGAGAGAGGAAAATTAAGGCAAGCAAATTGTGTTAATTGCGGTTCTTTGAACAATATCCCTCTGATAGAGGGTATGGAAGTTGATACATTACAATGTAGGTTCTGTGGTAAGAATATAGATGAGAAGGAAGAGGAAGAATGACCGATAGGTTATGTTCTATCTGTTCGGTAGTTCTATACGCGAGAGAAAAAAATATATGCAATCCGTGTAAGAGGAATCCAAATGCCTTGTGATTGTGTTATTCATCCCGATACTGGGATTTGTATGAAATGTGCAACAGACGAGCAGTTGTCTGAGTTATCTTCCTATGACCCCACAGACGAGGGTAAGGTCCTAAGAGTATCTAAGTCATCATTTATGAATTACGAGTATTGCCCTCGTCAATACTATTGGGATAAGGTGATACTAAAGGACCTAAGAATGCCGCCAAGCGACGCAATGGTAAGGGGAACCTATGTTCATCAAGGGTTAGAAGATTTCTACGAAACATGGGATGGTCAACACCACTTAATACCCTTATTCCCTGAGGATGAAGTGTTTGAAACATTAGCACAATTAGAGCAACGAAGATTAGAAGAATGGGGTATCGAACATTTCCCCCCAGTAGAAGCAGAAAAGAAGCGTATCTATTACAACGAAAAATATGATATTGTTATCACAGGTATGATTGATGGTGTAGTTAGGCACGAAGATGGAACTTTAGCAATACTCGAATTGAAAACAGGGAATAGCAACCAAAGTAAAATCTCCAAGACTAGAAAGGAATTGTGCTTCTATAGGATGGTTCTCAACGACATGGATGGGGAGTTAGCAACTCGATTTATCTATGTTCTTCCCGACGCAACAGATTCAAAATTATTACAATCTCTCCTATCGAAGAAAAGCAAGACTGTTTGGGTAGGCAAGGAAGCCGGCATTACTTTGGTAGAAAAAGTTAATAAGAGAAGTGTATCATCCTTTGAATCCCGCTTCGAGGCTTTTCTTGAGCGCATCAGGAACCACGAATGGGAGATGAATTGGGATGATTGGAGATGCCCTCAATGGTGTTCTTTCAATATGTCCTGTGAAGAAGAAATAGCAGGTGTGACCTTTGACGATACAATGTGAAGAATGCGACTCAGCAGATTTTGAGAACATACAATCGTATGTTCAAGTGACCGGACAAGAAGATAACCCAACTTTAGAAGTTATCACGGCTAGATGTTCTATTTGCGGGCATGAAGGCGTAATAGAAACAAGGGTGGTCTAATCATGTTGCTATCTTTTCCCCGACAAATAGGATTGAAGAGAGCCTTGTGCCTTACAGAAAACGATTTCAACCAATATATCAACAGGCTTAGAAACCTATCATCCACATACACCAGTCTGTATGCGTTTGATAACCTGCTTGACGATAGAAAGGTAGATTATGATTCAGCAATTATGGATAGGGCTTGGTGGGATTTTGATATTACAAATAATCTAACTATGGACCAAGTGAAAAGTGATGTTGCTAATTTGATAAATCGTTTGGATGGAGATGTTAGGGCCGTTGCTACGGGAAGAGGATTCCATGTTCACCAATTCTTTGATAAGCCAGTAATTGGTAGGGCTTGGGCTACGAAGTTAGATGCTTATGAAAAGAAGATGGCCGAAGGTTTAGTGTCCTTAGATGGCGTAGGTTATCCTGAGAAGTTAGCAAGAGTTCCCGATACATATAACCCCAAAAGGGGTAGGTGGGCGGTCACAATTGACGCAAGAGCGTTTTCTCAAGACCCCTTCGGCTACAAGATACCAAAATTACCTGACCCAAACCTGAGTAATCTTAATCCTTTTAATGGGGTTCCATTGGCTGAGAGAATCAGTCTTACCAAGTGGTGTAGGGATAACAAACATTTGTTTGAAGCACCCACAGAAGCCTCTACAACGCTCCCTGACGACCTCGAACCCTCTCAGGGTAGTGTTCCCCTCCCTACCTGCTTAGAGAGGGCTATACGGGTGTCTAATCCCCCTCATCATGTGCGTGTTGCGCTCGGCCAACACATGGCGGCTACCCTTAGGTGGTATGCTGACCCTGAGGACTTAACGGCCGAACAAACGCAATTTATCGAGGATGAGATTTGCTCATTCATATCTACATTGAACTGGTCTGACTACAAGGCAAGCGTGACCCGAAAAGCAGTTAAGTCGCTACTGAAATACAAACGCTACCCGTCGCCGGTTTGGTATAGAAAGAATAATTTGTGCGACGGTAAAGGTTGTTGGTATTGTGGTAATTAGAGAAGCAGAAGAATGTAGAATAATGCAAAGTTGCCCCTTTTGCGGAAGCATGAGAGGGTTTGTGGAAGTTCATGGCTCCAAAGCGTGTCTGAACTGTAAAACAAAAGTAGTCGGTTGTTGCGGAGATTAGCAACTATTGATTAAGGCGTAATAAAGTCGCAGTAGTGTGGTAGTCTACATAGACGACAGAGAGAACCCCGCACTCATACATCTGTTGTTAGGTAGATTAGGTGATGCTGATAACACCAGCAAGGGTGCTGGTAAGGTAAAACGATTAGCAACGGGTGACTATGTGATAGGTAGTTGGGGTGTAGAAGCAAAGGAAATAAATGACCTATACCGCTCTATTTTGGGTATAGGAAGGAATAGAAATCTAACCCAACAATTAGCAGACCTATGCGACGCATACGAATACCCCATTTTAGCAGTATATGGTAGCCAATTGAAGCCTTATTTCACAAGAGGAACAACCAAGAAAACGGTTGCTCAAGAAGTAATGAAGATGAAGGGTGTTATTCGTAATTTCAAATTGAATCTGTATGCTCGTTTCCCCAAAGTTAGATACATAGAGTTCGCTACTATGGAAGACTATGTAGATTGGATAGTCACATCACATACCAAATTAACAATTAGCAAGGCTATAGCAACCGAGAAAAGGATACGAAGAAGTGGAGATTTTTCTGAGGATTATAGGGCAGTTATGTTAGCAACAATACCCGGAGTCACATTAGATTCTGCTCATGCGTTGCTAAAGGAGTTCGGTTCTTTGAGAAATCTGCTGTTGAAGAAGACTAACAAGAAGGCTCTTACAAAAGTAAGGGGGATTAGCAACCCTACTGCTGAGAGAATACTCTCAATTAGAGAGGATTATGAGCCTAATCAATAGGGCTTGAACTTCTTAGCCTGTGATATAGAGGGGTTTGTTGCCCTTCTTGTAGCAAGAGATACATTATGTATTCTCAATGCTCTGTATTTAGCAGTATCACTACCACTTCCGGGATTTCTACTGATTGTTATTTTGAGATTACTACCAGCAATTGCTCCCTTTATGTTCTCAGAGAACAGAGTATACTCCTTCCTATCAGTAGAGCCGGAAGCAATAGTCTTGGTAGTAGTAGAGTAATAGTTGCTTTCTTTGGACTCTACTTTGATAGTCATAACTGCGTTTTGTGCTGTTGTTTGTTTAGTTCCATCAAGAGTTGCTTTGGCTTTGATAGTCACATAGGAATCTAAGGCATCACTTGGTATTCTAACAGAAAATGTTTGTTCGTGTTTTAGCCCTGTTCTGTCTGCTCCATCAGAAGTAATGTAAACTCCCGGCAATACGAACCCATCACTACAATTAACGCTACCACTACCACTTACTATGGAATCGAATCCGTCTATAGTGCTATTAGCAGAAGAGGATTTACCTATCTTCTTTTGACCAAGTATACCCCACTCGGCTTCGCTACTTGTGTTATCCCCTGTGAACTCTGTTTTACCAGTAAGCCTAGCCATAGTAGTCGAACTAAAGGTGTTGATACTTTGGCCTCCATCTCTCCTTCCTCCTTCTTTGTTAGGAGAGGTTGGGCCTTGTCCTTGGGGTTGTGAAGGTTGGAACATTTGTTGTCCTTCGCCATCCTGAACTCCGGTTTTAGGCTTACCATCTTTGAATAGGGATGCTAATGTTTTCTTGAAGCGAGATTCATTTCTTTCTAATGATAATTTTAGAGTGGGTTCTGTTTGGTGGCTTCTACTATATGCTATCGAGTTTATTACCATACTTTGAGATGCTAAGTCCAAATTAGCGTCTGTTATTGTTAGATTTGTAGATGGGTAATAGTTCATATCATCAACAATATGTAATCTCGGAGCATACCATATTAGCCTATCATCAACATCTGATATACCACCTTCGTTTTGGTATTCTCTAAAACCTAGTGGGTATAATGACCTTGCGTCGTTTCCGGTGAATGTTGAAAGGCCCGGAATGTTATTAGCATTTTTGATTTGGTCGCCACATCTGTTTCGTAAAATTGCTCTTAGGTATTCTGCATTTACCGAAATAATCATTTTAGAACCTGCTGGTGCGCCATAGGTAGACGGGAATGCTAATTCATAAAAACCACTACCGAAAACACTTACTGAACTATCTGATTTGTATGTAGGGGTAAACTGAGAAGGGGAACCAGTATTAGCAAAGGAATAATCTATTGCGCGAACAGTAAAGACCGCATCATCGGCACTTGTTCCACTTGCTACACTAATTCCCATCCTTAGTTCTGACCCCCAATTAGCACTTACGCTTGGAACATCTTTTGGGATATGAACTATTTGCATAGCATGAGATAAACTTCTTGACCCGTAATTATAGTAGGATTCATCAGCATTATATGTCCTAATGTATTCTATGTTTTCTTGGGTATCTGAAATACCATGTAAACTGGTCACATAAAGTGTTATTGAGTGACCGCTTCCTGTTAAGGTAATTACTTTGTTTTGATTAACAGACAAAGCAGGGTCGCCTAATGCGTGGCTTGCCGTAGCAGAAACATCGAGAGAGTCCTTAAACCAATCTATAGTGTTTGTAGAAGTTCTCCATTTCAACTTACCATTATTCCCTACTGTTTGGTTAGTTCCTAATGGAGTTAAATTGATTGCGAAAGGTGTGGTTCTATCATTAAATACAGCACTTACCACCGCAGTTCCAGCATCTGCACGACTAAATCTACCATCTAAGGCATTACACATTCCCGGATATGGGATACCACCGAATAGAGAAGTCCAAGAACAAGCATACTGTTTATATCCGGTCAAATCTAATGTGACGACTGCGGGGTCAGCAATATACCCATGTTTGCCTCCTGAAAACAAAGCATCTGTTTCTGTTCCACTACCTATTAGGTCCACATTAACCGTGAATGCGCTTGTTTGGTTCATATCATATTCTTTCTTCGCTAATGCTAATGCTTCTGTTTTGCTTCGCACTCTTGATAAATCTATTATTTTCCATCTTGCCTCTAAACCTGTTGTTGGTGTAGGGTAATCTACAAATGATTTATTACCATCGTAATAAGCCCTAACATTTGTGATAATACCAGTTGATTCTATAGTTAGGTTAGCGTTTTTCATATTGTTTCTTGTTAGGGTAATACCAGTATTGTAGGCTGGTCTGTAGTCATATCTACCATCCCTTCCTACTACTCTTGTAAAGGTCTTAGTTGTGCCGCCTGAACCTGAGCCACTATTTCTTCTCGCAATATCAACTCCCCCCGCAAAGGTGGTTGCTCTTAAGTCGCTAACGCTTCCATAATCTTCATAATCAGTTCCACTATGAGCAACTTGGGTTGTGGTCATATCTTTTGTGATAGGCACATTGTTAATATCTGCTAAACCATTAAGATGAGAGTTTCGAGTCCAACTGTCTAGTGTAGCAATGGTTTGTAAGAGCCTGAGTTTATCACTTTCAAAATATGTTCCTATGTTTTTATCTTCTACAAAACCTTCCAAGTTCATTAGCAACCTTAGACCATATAGTGCGGCTGGTGTATTGTAAACAACTATTGAATCATAACCGTCTACGGTGCTATCTTCATCATTGAACAGGATTTGTATTTGGCTACCGTCAGACCAAAGTCCTGAATCTTCATCTAAGAATGCTCGTATGCTTACAGGGTCTGTGTTTGCATCACCATATCCCTGAACATATACATTAGTTAGTGTATTTCCACTTACTCCATTCCATCTAAGAGCATATAGATATTGTTCATTCTTCTTCGTTGCTAAAATTACACCATACCCGTCAACACCTGAACCTAAATTGAAATGAGTAGCATCTTCGAGGGCTAATGTTGTTTGATTACCACTAATACCATCTTCTGCTAACGCAGTAGCATCATTTAGGAAGTTAAATTGGTTTGGGTGGTTTGCTATGTTAGTAGTAGTAGTTCCGGCTAAATTAGTTCCGCTAATTTGGTAATTAGCAACGGCATATTTCCAATAGTTATCCAATAAGTATGGGGTTCCAGCAATAGGAATATCGTAATCACTAAAATGTGCTATGCCTCCAACATCATACCCCGGCCTCCCGTTGCTTGCTTCGGTATTCAAATTGAAGAACTTGCTTGCATCAATAATTAAGAAAGAACCACCTTTATTCTTCCAATCAGAATATGGGTTGCTACCAGTTCCAGTTAGGTCTGCTATCTTGTATGTATCAGAAGCATTTGCTAAATCAGACCAATCGCCCCCACTATATGGTTCTACATCAGCATCTATGTTCCATATATCAAGTTCCTCTCCTATTTTCAAAGTAATAAAGGCGGTGTTATCTCCATCTTCGTCAAACTGTTCAGCAAAAGCGATATTCAAATTGTAATTTTCAATAGTAGGAAGCATTAAACCAAAATCACTTACATTGTATCCTCCGTTAGCATCAGCATTACCATCATTTCTCATATCCCTCCATAGCAACCAAAGGTGTTTGTAGCCGTTGCTTTCGTCTAACTTTCTATATCTGTAAAGAAAATCTCCCTGAGTCCAATCCTTCCTTTGCCCCTTCACATTGTTTATTGTGTAAGAACCATAATGCACAAGACCTGTCTTTGAAGCATAGGATACCACAGTAGGTGAAACATTGTAGTTAGTGTTATTAGTTGTAGGGCTACCTATGGTATTCGTATACTCATACACCGTAAAATTGTCGAAAGTAGTAGTGGTTTTCTTACCCAAAATAGGCCATAATTTATCAGGGTCGCTAAACCAAGGAGATGTAGAGTCGTTAATATCCTTTGATTTGCTATCAAAGCCTTCTATTCTAACTGCGGCATACTTAGTGACCCCACTACCCTGCGAGTAAATACCGCTTACTTGGAATACACCATTCAATCTCCAGTCATCAAAACCAGTATGAACTACAATATCCCACAGTTTGATAAGTTCGTTGCTAACTTGAAACCCATTACGCCAATTCTTATTCCCAATACTAACGAAAGAACCGCCATTAAATTGAATGTATGTAAGCGCGGCATTACTAGGCGCAGTAGTTCCATTGAAGAGAACAGTATCTCGTTCTAAAGTATCGGGGTTAATTACATCTAAAATCCCCGCTTTGCCCTTTACTACATTCCAATACCAAATAGCGGGGTCATCACAAGTAAGAGTGGTGCTATCTGTAGTGAAAGTAGAAATACCAACCATAGTAGAAGTATCAGGCGAATAATTCGATTCTTCATTAGGGGAAACTGGATTATTCGTAATGGTAGATTTACCTGCGCTATGGTAGCAATCCTTAGAGATAATCCCGAACTTAGATTTGAACCATAACGATTCAGAAATATCTCTCATCCAGCGAGTATGAACATTTCTACTTGCTCTATCAGCCTTTGATGTGTAGTAATCTGTTTGTTGTTTACCTATGATATGTAAGTTGTTATCTGTGACCCCATAATCGTTATGGTCTTCATCTAAGATAGGCAAGCGGTAGTTAGCATTCCCAAAATTGGTTGTGCTGGCTACTTCCGTTATATTCATATTAGTGACTTCTATATCGAAGGTGGTTGTTGTAGGAACCCCTAACACTCTATATCTCCCACCATCAAATAAGAAACTACCGCTTACTATTTCGTTATTACTTGAAGAATCTATTACAGAACCAAATAAAATCTCATCACCCAAAGAAAGATTGTGTGCAGAAGCAGTAGTAAAACGCAACATCTTCTTGGTAGTATTGACTTTATCGCTACTAATCCATGTATATTGTGTGCATAACGCATTAGGGGTTAGGTTTCTTCTACTACTGTCTGAAACCTTAATTGCTTTGTAAGAAGTAGGAGTTTCATCAGGGGCATCGCTACTTCTGCTCTTGCTAATTATTGAATCTATGGTGAAAACATTAGTAGTTCCGGTTGTGTTAGTGTGTGTGACCATAACTTGGTCGGAAGCAGATACCCCACTACTACCAACCAAATATGCGCTTGAATCTACAATGTAATGTTGGTAGTTCCCAGTAGGGTTTTGGATATATCTTACATCGGTTAGCATATATTTCGGTGAATCGAAACCATCCCATTCTCTCTCTGCACTATTTGGCCCGCTTACATCTTCGTTGATATACATTTGAATAGGATGCGAGGAATTAAGAGAAGTTCTTTGTTTTTCTATTTCTGCAAAGTCAGAATTAACAAACCCAATAGTAGAGTTCAGGAACTTAAGGCTTGATGCACCAGTATTCAAAATATCTCCCATATTCTTGACTTGGTTATACCTCTTCTCTATCTTAGTGTTAAGTGCTAAGTGGCCTTCTTGTGATAAATATGTAGACTGCCCCATTTCCCAAATAGGAAGTTGTCTATCAAGCAAGCCATACCTTTCTTCTGCTAGAAACTGGGTATCTAATGTATTTCTTCTGCTTCCTTGTGTGTGTGTTATACCTGTTAATGTTCCCCACCATACGGGCCTATTTAGATTTCCTTTGAAAATTACCACGCCCCATTCTTCAAACCCAGTAGAAGATAGCAACGGAGCAACGGAAAATCTATTATCGTCATCTAAAATAGTGACCAATGCCGTTGAAAGAGCATCACTTGTATTGTTAATCTGAACTTGATGTAAAGGAGTGTAATCCGTATCTTCTACTGCATCACCTAAACTAATGTAAAGAGAAGCCCTATCAATACAGGTAATCATTCCTACATTTTGAGGCATAGTTCCAGCACAATTTACATCTAAGGACCAACCATATATGTCGGATGCAGACCAATTGTTAGTAAATGAACCACTACTAATCAAAGAGCCGTCAGCGTATGCTTTGTAGGTATTAGCGGAAAAATCCAAAACAACATCTATATCAGTCCATTGGCTATCGTTATCCGCCGCAGTATAGTTGTCTATTTCCAAATAATTTCCGCTATTGTAATTTAGGTGGCTGGTTGATATATCAAGAGATAGCAACGGATTGCTACCAAACACTTGAGTGCTTTTGTTAAACCCATCTGCTTTTTTGTATCCCAAATTAAGAGTATATCGAGCATCAGTCCACCCCCCCATTGCGTGTGATGCTATACGAATGGTGAATGTATCTCCTAAACCTTGGTATCTCATAGGACCATCATAATTTAGGATTCTATGTTTACCTGTTCCTGTTCCATACAACTTAGATACTAAGAATGGCTTACCTGAGGGGGATTTAAGGGGGAATAGATGCTTTGTAGCACTAGCCCTGCTTGCATAGGCAGTATTCATTCTTTCACCCATTAGAACCCCTGCTAAAGACACAGAATGGGATGCAAAATGTCCTTCTGTTTCTACTCTTAGGTGCGCTCCCGCTCCCTCGAACATATCCCCGTCATTGTCTTTAGCCCCTGATTCATACACTCTCGACCTACCTGCCGTAGAATCCATTGCTTTGAGTGGGGCGTAATATGTTCCCAAAGTATCATTACCATTCACAAATGCTTCATAGGAATCACCGGCCGCACCATTGAACCTTTGTCTTGTTCCTCTTCTTGAGTCAGGATATTGTAGTTGCGCTCTACCTTCCCATCTCTTTGCTTTACTCTTGCTTAAATCAAGAGTTAGCCATTCGTGGTGTCCGTCGTTGCTATCTGCCTTTTTAGCAACTGTAGCAAATAACTGAGCGGAAGAAAAAGAATCATCAGCAGAAAGATAAGAAGCACTTTGCGCTCTATCAGGATAGGAATAACGAAAGGTAGGGTTGAGTAAGGCATGGCCGTTCATGGGATTTCCATGATGCGTTAGTGTGTGGTCAGGGGTCGTCTTACTTGCGTCGTTAAGGTCATCTGCTATAGACCTACATGACTGGAAGTCGTCATAGTATCCTACCAACCATACGCTAAAATCATCATCTGTAGTTCTCATGTTTATCACACAGGCACACCTTGTCCTCGTAGGCTTGTTATTACCCCCTCGGACACTCTCTCTATTGCTTCATCTAAGGTCACTCCGTTAAACACATTGGTTTGCATAATCTCGACACGATGTAGCAAACTCTCTACGCCACCTTGAGTAATTTGTCTGTAAATGGCCCCTTGGAATTGTGCTTGGTTGCCGAAAAATAACTCTTCTCTTTTGTTATCAAACTCATTAAGGGCCTCTAAAGCAGTTCCTGTTGCGTCACCAAACATACCTACACTATCCCCAACAGAAATCAATAAATCAGAATAATAGTCATGCACCGCTTGTCCGGCGGCTTCGGCATCTGCCTTTACTTGGTCGAAGGAGTGACCATTTAATTCTACTAATTTTGCTAACATTTCTTCTTCTGTAGCAAAGAAAAAGTCATAACCCGGAATACTCCAATAGTCTGCGTTGAACCACCGTTCTAGGTATTCAGGGTATTCATCATACATACCATCCAATATGGCTTGGATTTTGGTTTCTTGGTCAACGGATTCAAATTGTTTGAACTCATCACTCCAAAACCTTTCGTCATATAATTGCTCTGCGGTCCTTGCTCCACTATGCTTTTTACCTGTATACAAAAACGCTTGACTTGCTAATCTCGTTTCTGTCGTTGCTAAAGAAACATGAGCATCGTTTAGTGCGCTAACCTCTTGTGTTAATCTGTAGTAATATCCAGCCTTTGTTTCCAAAGCAATTAGTTCTGCTTCGGTGTATTTATTAACATCTTCTGATAACTCCTTGTAATAATCATACTGGCCTTGTAATCCAGCAAGCGACGAAGCAGTTAGTTCTGCATCTTTTCTTAAGTCATTGAAAGTAATTCCACCCAAAAGAGCCTCGTCTATCCGAACATCACCTTTCTTTGATAGGTCTGTAAGTGTAGTATGGAATTGATTTAGGTTTTTCGTCACATCATTTACCGCCTCTAAATCATTCACAAAGTCATTATCAGGCTTAAACTTTTTCCAAAGCAACGAACCAATACCCAACGCCACTATTGCGGCTATTCCACCGCCTAAAGCAATCATAGCCCCTCTTGCTAAAATTGCTCTTGCGGCCATACCTTCGGCGGATTTACCCACAGCCCACATAGATGCGCTCGCACCCGCATTAACAATTGTTCCACCTATTAGAGAAGCGTTCATTAAATCTTGATTATGTGTGAACATAGCAGTCATACCAAGTAAACCGTTCATAGAAGTCATCATACTATTTACCGAAGTTTTCGCGGCTTCGGCGGTTCCGAACATTTGGTTTTGAACATACTCTTGAGTTTCAGCAAAATATAGGAATCCCGCAGTTAGAAGGTTTGCTTCATCACCTAATGATTCCATGTGGTGTTCCAAAGTATTTAGGGTTAGTGCAGTTGCTCGGTTTCTCTGTCCTAATTGGTCATTAGCATTTATTAGACCTTCAATACCTACTCTTTCTTCTCCTAAGGCTTGAATGTTTGCTTTTCTCATGGTTATTTCGGTCTGAGTATTCATCATTTCTTCTTCGGATAAATCATCAAGTTCTATTCTCCTTCTTGCCTCTCCTAACAACAGTTGCTCAGTTAGCATCCTCTCGTTGTTTCCTTGTTGTCTTATTGCTAAGTGGTTTAATTCTTCGTCACTTAACTCAGTAAACAAAACAACATGGTTTGCTAAGTAATCTGCTTCTCTTTGAATGTGGCCTAGGAACTGCCTTTGCTCCTTTTGTTGATTTGCTCTAAAACCAGCCCCAAGAGTATAGTAGTCAAGTTGCCCCTTCATTACTTGTTCTTGGATTGTGCGAATCCGCATTAGTGCTTGTGCTTCCCCATCTTTCATAATCAACATTTCATTATGTTCGGCTATTTTCTCTAATCTATACTCTTTATCCTTCATCAACTCATTGCTTCTAAGTTGTTTCTTGTAATTGTCTATTTGGCCCATTGCTACGACTTCTTCGTGAATCCTAAGGATAGCCCTTTCATGGCTTGCTTTAGAACTGGCCGCATTTGCTTTCTGTATGTTAATTCGTTGGATGGTTTGGTTCATCCTACCGAACTCTGCGGCTTGAATATCTTTGATTGCTAAAATCTCTTCGTGAGCGAACTTCTTTCTTAGAGCGGCATCTTGTTCTCTCATAAACAACCTTCTTTGGAAGGCTTCTGTGTGCATATTTTCCATTTGGTTAGTTTGTTTGAGGATAACTTGGAGTGTTTTCATAGATACAAAGATATTTCCTATTCCCATAAGGAAGTTAATTGGAACTTCCATTTGTTGCATTGTTTCAGCAAGAAACATCAAATTACCAATAAAGGTGTTCATTCTTTTCCCAACGCCAATACCCATGAACTTAGTTTGTTCATCGGTTATCTTCTCAAGACCCTGTAGGAAATAGTATTGCGGCCCCATTGCCCTAATGTAAGCATCAACAAGATTCTCTCCCACTTCTACTCTTAGGTTCTCAATAGCGGCATTTGCCTTATCAATTTTGAAAACATCTGATGCTTGCCTGTTAGCGAACTCGTCTGCCGCAGTATAGGCTCCCGAATAGGCCATTTCATTTAGAGTTAGCAACCGTTCTTGGTTTTCCAACAACTTTTGTAATTTAACATAGTGTCTGTTTCCGGCTACTGCTTGTGTTAATCTAATCTTTTCAAGGTCTGATAAGTCTTTGTAGTAAGGAGTAAGTTCTGTGATAATATCAGTTAGGCTCATCATTGCTATTTCTTGTGCTTCTAAATGCGGTATAACCTCGGCTAACGCTATTGAGGCATCTCCACCGTCTACTGCTAATCGGGAGAATATCATACGCAGACCAGTTCCCGCTCTGCTTGTTTCTTCTCCAGCCTCAAGTAGCATAGCGGCTAATGCGGCCATACTTCCCATTGTTTCTCCAGCAAGATTAGCCTGAGATGCGAATTGGTTGAGAACGAAAGTCATGTCTTGCATTGTAGCAACGCTTGAGTTCTCAATAGTGTTTAGTTGGTCAAGAACCCTTATTGTGTTCCCACGAATAATGTTTGCTTGTTCTTCGGCATCTAATAGGTCATACTGTGCCTTAGTCATCCCGCCCATGTGGAATTGTGTTTGTTGCATTAGGCTTGTTAGTTTCTTCATTCCTTCTTGGGTTTCCATGTTTCCTATTTCAGCAAAGAGAAGACCCATTTCTGTTCCTGTAATAACTGCTTCTTTACTACCCAAAACAGACTTCATTTGAGCCATATTAGCGGCGGCTCTGAGTGCTTCTGCACCGCTAAAAGCAAAGGTTTCTCCAAGTCTTTTTGATTCATCGGCAAAGAACTGCACATCTTCTGCTCCACCTTGATAGAACTTTCTAACTTGAATCATTTGCTCTTCAAAAGCATAGAAAGAATCAATTTGTTCTTGGATTAAGTCGCTAACTCCTTCTACTGCGAACTGGACTGCTTCTACAACACCCCCTGCGGCATCGAGTAAGATTGCTTGCATGACCGTTGAAGTGGATTCAACATCTTTGAGTAGCCTTTGAGCCTGAAAAGAACCCACTACCTCGAAGAATACTCTTGCCGAGCCTGTTCGTGAAGCCATACTTAATCATTCTCCATATTACCAAACGCCTCATTTAACGCTTCCCCTAAGCCCTTACCATCTATCGTGGCCGCTCTGCGTTGATTTCGCCTATGAACGGCCTTTGTAGCCTTCCTTGAAGCGGCGGCAGGGGAATCTTGGTCGGTTTGTTCTGCGATTCTTTCGGAGATTTCAGATGCTACCGCCAAATCTATTTCCATCATGTGTCTGCCCCCCTCTTGTGAGTATTTCATCCTTAATTCGCTCGGCAAAACGCCTTTGAATGAAGAACATAACGCAGGGGCTACCATCAGGAACTCGACAAAGGGATACCGCCCCCTTCATCGTCGCCCCTAACAAATCTAAGGATTTCTTGTAGTTCTGAGGAAGTTAAATCATTAACATCGACATTTTCCGAGAGAATACATAGTGGAACCCAATTCGCTATTTGAGCGGCGGGGCCGCAGTCTGCTTCATCTAAAGCCTCTGCGAATTGCATTTGTTGGTCTTCTGACCAGTCTAGGGGGTTAGCCCCAAACTCACGCATTGAGCGAAACACTCTTGCTTGCTTCGCATCTAACGCTAATCGTTCAAGCCCTGATACTTGGCGCACCAAGACCTTGCTTCCATCATCTAGTTCTATTTCTTTTTTCAATACAGGCATATCTTCTCACTCTTTACTATTCTAATCTATTCTCTAACTAATCTCATGTTTCGTAGGTAATATACGCAATGTAATTATTACCTGCGGCCTTTTTGACGATGGTAATATCGTGAATAATATCACCATTTGAAAGTGTCCTAAGGAAGGTTTGCACACTTGCCCCTAAGCCAGTATGCGAGCCAATAATGGTATTGACTGTTAAGTTGCTTGCGGCAGTTATGGCTCCCATCTAATCACCTTCACGCATCCAAATCTACTTTTGCTCCACCTGTGAAGGCCGTAGATGCAGATGAGAAGGTAATCTTAGCCATCTCTGTTTCCGTTTCGTCATACAATCCCATGAAGTTGACCGACATTGTTTGACTATCTCTACCGCTTACACTTGTCTGTGGGGCCTCATAATGAACCTTATGAACATCTAAACGAATGTGGTTGCTTGCATCTACATAGAAGAGCATTGAAATGGCTGGCGCGGCCGCGCTTCCATTTACCAAATCTCCAGTTAGTAGATTAACGAAATCAGGTTCGTTAGCCGCTATATCTCCGCTTAGAACATTCTTATGGAAAGTAATTGTTCCTGAAATCTCTCTCAGACCCAAGGGTGGATTGCGTGTGCAGGTAGAATCTCCCAAATTATATGAATTATCAATATCTCTGTTTGTCTTAATATCAACAGAAATACTTTGAACCAACTTGGAATAAGCGGAAGTAGATGCGGCTCCCTCGAAATTAACAAAAGCACCTACGAAGTGTGCCGCATCTCCGGTATAATCATAAGTAGGACTTGCTAAAGTGCCGGGGGCTACTGCCGCTCCGGTTGCTAGACTAAAGTTGCTTCGCATACCAGTTGTGTTAAAGGAAATCATAGCGTATTCGCCAACGGATGCGCTAATCGAACAACTCTCAATAGCCTGACCACCATACATGAACTCCTTTTCATCTCTACCAACCCTAAAGGTGAAAGAGTTAAGCATACCTGTGCTTATTTCTGTAAGAGTATCATTAGTTCCGGGAGTTCCGCCGGGGGTGTGTGTGCCGAAAAGACCGTGTAGACACATCATCGTGAATCTATCAGGTTGTAGCGGCATTGAAAAGGACCCATCACCATAATGTTTTGAATCAATTGCCTTTTGCGTTCCATATCTGTTCATATCTGAGCGTTGTAGAACATCAAAAGACTCTTGGAATCCTTCATCATCAACTTCACCGTATGCGGTTGCGCTGACGGGGGTTCCATAGGTCGCTTCCTTCCCAACTGCTACATATCTATTTGCGAATGTCGTCATGTATCGTCGCCTCTAAACCAATACACTTAGCCTGTGATATTTAACTGTTATCATATCTCTCTACGAGTCATGTTTACTCTTTTCATGTATGATAAATTAAGTTGGTGGATACAAACCACCTCATCTTCATCCATTTTTGAATCAAATGTGAGATTATACCCAATTAAGGAATCAATACTGCCCTCTAAACCAGTCTTAGTATACAATTCATCAAAACATTCTCCTAAGATAGAAAGACCTAATCTATATGCGTTTTTGTAATCTGTTCCTCTTGTAGTCACATACAAATCAATAGTATAATCTTGTTCTGTGTTTGCTCCAGCCAAAGTATTGAATTGGGGGGATGCAGAAGTAGTAATAACTACATGAATAGTGGGCGGCGTAAGCCTACTTACCATACCACTAGATAAATCATAGCCATAAATGATAGAGGAAGGGGTCACATGGTTCTTAATGAAGAATCTCTTAGAGTTCTTGAGAACTTCTACTACAGATAACCCAGTTCTAATGAAAGATGTAGTCACAAAATCGCTAATATCCATTTCATCGGGCGAATATGCGCCATGTGTAGTGCAATAAACAAGTTCCCAATCTAAAGTTCCTGTAGTGTTGCCCCAATAAACACCATTACTACTAGATGAAGAGCCTGTGACGCTCAAATAGTGCGTATTTGCATCATCATCCTCTATAATGTCGTCAAAATACAGTTTAGCATTACCGCTAGAGTCTAAGGTAAGCCTAAGCAAAACAGGAACAGACCAATCTTCGCTTGCATCTAAATCCAAATCTGATTTGGTAGCAGTAGTAGCACCAACTAATTTAATTTGCTCGTTGCTACTTGCTATTTGCACTTCTGCTCTATGGGTTCCATTATCAATAGCCATAACGACTTCATCAGCATCCGGTTTAGCAACATAGACAAAACTAGCAACGAGAGTGTTGCTACTTTCGGCACTTACCTTCCATGTTTGGCCTCCCGAACCACTCACTATTCTCCAATTATTATCATTTGCTGAACCATCTCCAGCATCTCCAGCAGTTCGAGTCCAATCTATATTGTTTGCCCCGTTAGCACTACTTGGGTCTGATAAATTAGTTCTACTGGTCCAATAATGAGTTCTATCTGATATAGCCATTCTACACACTTCCACTTCTAAATCCTAATGCGCTTCCCAAGAACTCAAGTCGTCTTGGTATCCACTTTTCTCTGAAATCTTGCCTAATCATATTTTCCATAAAGGCAGTATAATCATATCTTTTTCTACCTGTAAATCCGGGGTGTTTGCCCTTTAACGACATTGGTAATGAACTCATTACGCTATATGGGTTTACACCGGCCGCCTTCTTTAGGTTTCCGTATCTAACAGATGACCTTACAGTAGGTGGTAGGCTGGTTAATCTACCCTTTTTCCTATAGGTGAATGGACTCATACCACGCTTTACTATTTGAGCAATGGTTTTCTTTGTATTTTCGGGTTGCCTTTGGCCCTTAACACCGTAAGGAATAGGGAAGGAACCCGCCCTTACTATTCCATCAGGCATAACCTCTGCATCTAAAGAGTCAGCAACTCTTCTGTAGATGCTCTTACTTGCTTTGAATTGTCTTGTTGGTGGTAGCGTTTTATTCCATGTTTGGGGGTCTTTCTTTTTGAGTTGCACTTGGGCCGCAGGTATTACCTCTGATTTCAAATAACCCCAAATCTCATACGCTAACCATTGTTTTGAATCATTTATTTCAGTATCTAAGTCTTCTATGGCTTTGATAAGTCCTCTATCGTAATACCCTACTCTAAACTGCAACGCAGAACCCATGTTTGCTCCACCACTACGGCGGCGATAAGGGGCTAATTGGCGGGTATACGGCATTAGTCAACACTTCCAAGGTGGGCTAAACGAGTTAGAGAATCATTACCTCTTGACCTTAGGGTGTTGGTTCTCAAACCACCATCCCTTAAACCACCTTGCTGAAACACAGAGTCATCTTCCAAGTAGTAGGAGGCGGCCAAATCAGCGCAAATCTCTCTAATAACATGAGCAAACTCTCCTTCTTGAACGGCTACGCCGGATAAATGGTCTGCGGATATTCCTGATACTCCAGTTAAGGTATGTGTAGATTTACCAGTCCATGCGAATGAATCTCCATCTATATTTCCATTACCAGCAGAAGCAAAAGAAGCACCATCAGTCAAAACTACTGTTGTAGCACCTGCGGCAACTGCCCCATTCAAGGTGGTTTCGCCTATTTCTCTGCTTGGTGCATCTCTTCCGTAATCTCTAAAGGCTTGGTCTATGTCTATTGTAGCCCTTCTAATAGCACTTGTTAGTCTTGTAGCGGCCCTGCTTCTTTGTGCAGAATCAAGGCCCAATCTTTGGCCCACATCAGAATTAGAACAGTAATAACTCAAAGAAACACACCCACTAAGAAACATAATGCACAGAGCCTTAAGGCCCACACTATTCTGTTCATTAGGGTCGCTGACCTATCAATCTGCCGGTCATATTTAACCAACTTTTCATACTGTATATTCTGTATCGTGGTAGCCATTGCTATAACCCTCTCTTCTAAACGGTGTAATCTCCATTCTACTCTACTAAAGTCAGGGTTAGGTTCCCGCTCTGAATCCACTCCCTTACTGTCTGAACTTCGCAAAACTCGCCCCCCTCGATATGATAACCTACTGGCGTTATGAAATATGTAGGGAAGGTCGTATAAACGCTTCCTTCAAAATCAGTTTCGTTATTTGCTGTTCCATTGAACACTATGTAATAATCAGTAGTTAAATAGCCTGTTTCGTAGTATTTATCTACTACATACCCTTCTACCCAATAGCAATCATCCGTAAATATCAAGCCTGACGGCTTGTAAGGGGATAATGAACTTGCAGTAATGGTAAGTAGACATATCAAGAAGAGAAACAAGACACCGCCCTGTTCATCTTCCCAATAGTCTGAACTTAACATCTACTCAACACCGGAAATACGCTCGATTAAATCGGCTTTAGTTCCGGTAGTAGAAAGACCCTTTTCTTTAGCGATAGCGATTAACTCAGCCTTTTTCTTGGTTTCAAGAGCCTCTTCCAAATCTTCTGCGGCATCAACTATTTTGTCTGCGAACTCTTCGCTTTCTTCTACTGCTCCAAGAACTTCATCAAGTGTTATCTTACCATCAGCATTGATTTGTTGATACTTCTTAAGGCCCCATATTGCACCTGCGCCTACTGCGGCGGCCAATCCAAGCCATATCTCTAACTCTACTCCATAAATCTGTATATCATTCACCCCCCTTGTATTGTATTTCCTTAACTGCGGAATGTGGAATTACTGTAAATGGGCCATCTTCACCTGCTCTATAGATTTTGTAGCCATGTGTGGTTTCTTCTATGAGAACTCTTGTATAGCACTTTTCGGGTGGTTGGTATACTATTTTTCCTTCTTTCATATTAACACCATCTAGGTCCTTCATACCATCCTACCAAACTATTCCTATTACCTTCTGTAATGGGAGATACTGCGTGGTCATAATATGATACAAATGCTATGATTGTTCCTCGCTTCTTAACCGCTTCGGAATCAGGGTTTTGTGTAGTCATAAAGGAAAACTCCCCCCCTTCGTAATCTTTAGGGTCTGATAATTGGATAACAACAGATATTTTTCTATGTAATCCATCATCTCTATCCCAATCTACATCATGGTGGTCGCCATAGAAATGCCCTATGTCTTTGTATTCAGTATATTGAAGATAAGGAAGTTCTGTTATATGCAACTTAAAGTGCTTGTTAGCCTCTCTTGCATACTTATCTACTACATCTAAAATGCCGGGAAACTTATCACGGTGAATCCATCTAACTTGTGTTTTTCTGTTAGGGTCATCTTGGTCCTTAAATGTCCTTGCGTTTTGTGGTTCCAAGGTTTGGCCGGATGCAATGATAAAATCGCATTCTTCGTCGCTCAACTCCGCTTCCCACATTATCCAAGCAGGGTGTTTTCTCATAATATCACCTAAAGTTGGTAGGTATTAAACATTGGGTTGGTTTACACCCCAAAATCCAATGTTAGCGGTAAAATGTGAGTATTTACTAATAATTAACTCATTATATTCCTTCAATGTAATAGGATTATCTACTAACCAAGTATCAGCCCAAACAGTATCAAAATCTGAACCTTCGGGTGGTTCCCATGTTTCAAAATCTGCAACCACCAATGTGAAAGAGTCATTCTTTGCACAATGCTCCCACACTAAATCTATTACATCTTGTTCTGACTCTATAATTGTGACCGATTCAACATTTGGGTTATCAATTAACGCCTGATGAATCATACCTAAACCAAGACCACCCACTAATACTCTTCCTGTTGCATTATCCCATAACCATTGATGTTCATTGTATTCTGCTTCTGAGTCTTGCATGATAGGCATAGGGCAACCTGCCTTGAGTAGAACTGTATGAGAAGCATGGGTTTCGTTCTTCATCGTTAGATAGATGTTCCACATATTATCTGTTGTTTCTGATGTATAGTGAGCAACCTCATAATCACCCAATACTCCTTCGGGGATATTTACTTCTATTCTACTCATTTAAGCCACCCATGTTATGTCTACTTTAGAAGAGAATGTTAGATTAACATTCGTATTAAGAGTCATTTTAACTATCCATTCCATAGTATCACCGGCCGCAGGGTAAAGAATACCACCACGACCTCCACCAAAGGTAAGGCTCACTTGGTCACCGGTGCATATCCCTGTAGATGAGGCGGTATCGTTAATGCCTGTGCAATCTTGAACTGTCTTGTATTGCACACTAGGACTGAGGGCTAAAGTGACCCCATTACTCAGACTGGAAGATACCCCCAAGATTTCCCAAGTATAGGAAGGACTTGAAAGGCTGTGTCTTGCATAACCGCCACTATACAACTGTATGGCCCCATAACTACTGCTAGCCCACAGGTTCAAACTCCCGGTGGACCAATTCATACTTCCGGTAGATTCTTTGTTCCCGGTTTGAGTAAACTGAGAACCATCCATTTTTCCACCCGGCCAAACATTATGGTTAGGCCAAACATTTCCTGTTGGGTGGACTTCAAAAGCCATATCGTAATTACCCGTAGAAGTAGTAGCAATAGTCTGCGCTGGCGTTGAAAACCCCGCCGCGCTTGCGGCTATACAACCAACAACACCTAAGTTAATTGAGGCCATTTAATCACCCCACGAAGAACCATGTATTCGCGGCAACTGCAACATAGGTTCTCGCCTTATCGTCAGATATAGCCGTGTGGCTACTTGGGATAGTGCTATTACTTGTTCCTAATCCGGGAGTAAGGTCTGAACCTGTATTGTTAATTATAGTGTATTGCTGTCCTATTTCTGCGGTTGCAGGTAGGGTAGGCGCACCGCTACCCGTCACATAGACATACGAACCGGATTGTGCATCAGTTAGTGTTGTTGTGCCTGTTATGGCTACTACACTAATTTTGTTTGCTACTAATCCGTCAGCATCTCCCTTAATCCATATTATGTTTCCATCACCTGTTGTTATCAATAATTGGTTATCTCCTGTGGCTGAATCAACATCACCACTACCAATTACAAGGTTGTTCGACCCGCTCGTTATGTTAGAGCCACTTTCATACCCAACTAGAATGTTGTATTCCGCATCGGTGACTGCGACCCCACTATCATAGCCTATCGCAGTATTGTTATTTGCCCCATCATCTAATGTTCTTAGAGCATTTCTTCCTATGCCTATGTTGTAGTTGGCGTTCCCATTTATGGAATACATGGCTTCTGCTCCTATGCCGATATTGTAATCTCCCTCAAATGTTCCGTCACCACTATAACCTATCATATCTCCAACAAATACATTTTTCGTAGCATTAGCAGTTCCTCTTGCGCCGGCCCCATAACCGATATTAACATTGTTGGTTCCTAACGCCCAAATACCTGACCAAAACCCAACAGAAGTGCAACCAAATCCTTGATTTTTACCGGATGAAGAGCCAATTGCTACGCTCCTACTATTCGAGGTAATATCTACTCCCGCCTGTTTTCCAATTATGACCGAATCTGTTGCATCAGTCAAGGCTGAAGCGGCAGACCAGCCAACGGCCACATTGTTCACACCTGAGGTCAAAGCATCCAAAGCGGCATGACCAACCCCAGTATTGTAGGTTGCGCTACTTAATGTTCCATGATTCTGATGACCCAATAATAGGCTACCCGTAAAATCTGTTCCACCGGATTTAGCATCTGTTAAATCGTCTATATCTCCAGCAACACCACTTGGTCCACTTGGGCCTGTGGGTCCGGTTGGACCACTTGGTCCACTTGGACCTGTAGGGCCTGTAGGACCTGCTGTATTTGCTACCCAAGATAACTGAGCAGAACCATCTGTTTTCAACACTTGATTAGCAGAACCATCTGTTTGAGGCCACTTTAAGCCATCAAGAACTAAATCTCCCGTTCCTTCGGGTGTGATATACAGATGATGGTTAGAGTTATCAACACGCGAAGAATGAATTGAACCAGCAGTATAACCCGCATAACCATCATCCCCTTGTCTAAACTGTAATTTAGCACCAAGACCCGCCGCCGCAGTTCCGGTTGTTCCCGCGATTAACTGAATAACGGTTTGGGGGGAATTAGTGATTGATGTTTGATTTCTGAAATTAGCAGTAGTAGCGTTATTGTCGCTTCTAACATCTAACTTCACTCCATCTGTGCTTGTTGTGTTTATTCTGACTTTACCTGACCCATGAGGGTTAATGTCTATTGGGTTATTTGATGCTGAAATAATATCATAACTCCCAACCGCAAGGTCTGATGTTAAGGTTCCCGAAAATGAACCTGTAGGTCCTGTAGGGCCAGTTGGACCAGCAGGTCCTGTAGGCCCACTTGGGCCTGTTGCACCATCTGAACCATCAGAACCATCGCTACCCGCCGGTCCAGCAGGTCCGGTTGGTCCTGTTGGGCCTGTTCCTCCAGCAGGTCCTGTTGGGCCGGCAGGTCCAGCAGGTCCGGGTGGACCAGCAGAACCATCAGAACCATCTGAACCCGCAGGTCCAGTAGGTCCTGTGGGGCCAGTAGGCCCAGTAGGTCCACTTGGGCCTGTAGACCCTGTATCTCCTTTATCTCCGGTTCTCGCAAAGGTGACTGATATGTCTTCCCCATCACTAAAAGGTGATGAAGCAGATGAATCTACTGTGCTAACTGTAATATCAAAGTATCCTGATTCTTCTGTAAGCGAAGAAATAGTGCATAGGATAAATTGACTTGAGTCGGTTAGGTTGCTAATTTTAACATGACCCTTGATGGTTGAAGTTGAATCATCAATAGTGCGAAGGAACGATTGAATATCTGTTCCATCTAAGTCGCTATCATCAAGATATATGCCGGTTGCCGAGTTCTGAGTAGCGTTGTCTAAACGCAATTTCCCTGCTCCGGGGTCGGACTTTGTGGTTGTAGTGCTAAAATCATATTTGAATGTAGCACCACCAAAAGAACCTTGAGGACCAGTAGGACCCGTAGGTCCTGTAGGACCTGTGGGGCCGGTAGACCCTGCGCTACCCGATGGACCACTAGGACCAGTAGGTCCTGTTCCACCATCTGAACCATCTGTTCCGGCGGGGCCGGTAGGCCCTGCGGGTCCAGTAGGTCCGGGTGGTCCAGCAGAACCCGAAGGACCCGTTGGGCCTGTAGGTCCTGTTGCTCCATCATCTCCGTCATCACCGGCTGGTCCGGCTGGTCCAGCAGGTCCGGCTGGTCCTTGACTTCCCGTTGGACCTGCGGGTCCGGGTGGTCCGGCTGAACCGTCAGAACCATCTGAACCGTCAGAACCATCTGAGCCGGCTGGCCCAGTAGGACCAGTAGGACCAGTAGGACCTCCGGGTCCAGTTGGCCCAGTAGGTCCAGCACTACCAGCAGGTCCGGGTGGTCCGGCGGCTCCTGTGGCTCCATCAGAACCGTCAGAACCGTCAGAACCATCTGCTCCGGCTGGACCTGCGGGTCCAGTTGGCCCAGTAGGTCCAGTTGCTCCGGTATCTCCCTTATCGCCTGTTCGGGCGAAGGTCACTATACAATCCTCTCCCGAACTGAAAGGTGTTGTTGCTGAATTATCCACACCACTAACAGTAATGTCGAAATATCCTGTGTGTTCCGTTAGGCTCGATATAGTCCATAGGATGAACTGGCTTGAATCTGTTATGTTGCTAATTTTAACATGACCTTTGATAGTAGAAGTGGAGTCATCTATTGTTCTCATAAAGGATTGAATATCATTCCCATCAAGGTCGGTGTCGTCAATTGATATTACGGTTGCTTGATGTTGATTTACTGCTTGGTTTAATTTGTATTTACCTGCTCCGGGGTCAGCATTTGTGCCTGTGTAAAGTTCATACTTGAAAGAAGCACCGCCGAAATTACCATCCGGTCCGGTTGGTCCTGTAGGTCCGGTAGGGCCGGTTGAGCCATCGCTTCCGTCAGAACCATCGCTACCCGCCGGCCCTGCTGGTCCTGTTGGACCAGTTGGACCAGTTGGACCTGCTACTGTTGAATCAGCACCTGCTGGTCCGGTAGGACCCGTAGGACCCGTAGGACCAGTTGAACCTGATGGGCCTGCCGGTCCTGTAGGTCCTGTTGAACCATCATCTCCGTCAGCACCTGCGGGTCCTGTTGGGCCGGCCGGTCCAGTAGGACCACTTGGTCCTGTTCCTCCAGCATTTCCTTTAGATGCAAGAATATCCCAATAAGAAGCATTTGGTGGTGCTTGGTTAGAGTGGGATGCAGTAGCAATATATGATGTGCCGTTGTAGGTCACGGCATCGTCTACAGAATAGGTAGTAGAACTAGACCATGTTCCTTCCCAAACCAAACCTTCTGCTCCTGTTGGGCCAGTAGGTCCAGTCGGTCCTGTTGGTCCTGTTGAACCTGAGGGGCCTGTGGGTCCAGCCGGACCAGTTGGCCCAGTTGCTCCGTCTGACCCATCTGAGCCATCGGAACCATCGGAACCATCACTTCCGGCAGGTCCAGTAGGACCAGTTGGCCCTGTTGGTCCTGTAGGTCCAGTTGGGCCGGCACTACCAGCCGCACCAGTAGGTCCGGCGGCTCCAGTTGCTCCGGTATCTCCCTTATCACCAGTTCGCGCAAAGGTGACTATCACATCATCTCCGTTGCTAAATGGTGATGAAGCAGATGAATCAACGGCACTTACTGTAATATCGAAATAACCTGATTCTTCTGTGAGAGAAGATATGGTATATAGCAAGAACTCTCCAGTATCAACTAAATTAGTAATCTTAACATGACCCTTAATGGTGCTTGTGCTATCATCAATGGTCCGTAAGAATAACTGTATATCGCTTCCATCTAAGTCTGAATCGTCAATGTATATTCCTGTTGCGGCGTTTTGTGTTGCGTTGTCTAATCTTAGTTTGCCTGAACCGGGGTCTGCTTTAGTAGTAGTGGTGCTAAAGTCATATTTGAAAGATGCTCCACCAAAGTTTCCTTGTGGTCCAGTTGGGCCTGTTGGACCAGCACTACCAGTAGGACCAGCGGGTCCGGTAGAACCTGCTGGACCAGTTGGTCCAGTTGCTCCGGCAGGTCCAGTAGGTCCAGTAGAACCAGTTGCTCCGTCTGACCCATCTGAACCAGCCGCGCCAGTAGCACCAGTAGGTCCAGCAGGTCCGGTTGAACCGGATGGTCCTGAGGGTCCAGTTGGGCCTGTAGAACCAGTTGGTCCGGCTGGCCCAGTATCTCCTTTATCGGAAATCTTCTCCCAATAACTCGCATTAGTGGGTAGAATAGAACCGCTCGAAGTGTGTGCTTGAATACAAATATATGATGCCCCATTAGTTGTGTAATAAACTGCGTCGTCTACTTGATAAGAAGTTGATGTAGCCCAATTACCTTCCCAAACTAAACCCTGTGTTCCTTGGGGGCCTGTTGGACCAGTAGGACCTGTAGGACCGGTAGGTCCTGTGGGTCCACTTGGACCAGTTGTTCCTTGGGGGCCTGTTGGACCTGTTGGTCCGGTCGAGCCGGTGGCTCCGTCATCTCCGTCTTCGCCCGCCGCTCCTGTAGGACCTGTTGGTCCTGTTGGTCCAGTTGCTCCTTGGGGGCCTGTAGGTCCTGTTCCACCATCTGAACCATCTGAACCATCTGCTCCGGCTGGTCCTGTCGGACCTGTTGAACCTGTGGGTCCTTGGGGGCCTGTAGGTCCTGTTGGACCTGTGGGTCCAGTTGCTCCAGTATCTCCTTTATCACCAGTTCTTGCGAAAGTAATAATTACATCATCACCATTAGAAAATGGAGAAGCCGCAGAAGAATCAACGGTGCTTACGGTTATATCAAAATAACCGCTTTCTTCTGTTAAAGAGGATATAGTCATCAACAAGAACTTAGATGTATCATCTATTTTTGTTATTTTTACATGACCTTTGATTGTTGAAGTGCTATCATCAATAGTTCGCATAAAGGATTGAATGTCTGTTCCGTCTAAATCGGAGTCGTCAATGTATATACCAGTAGCACTATTCTGAGTTCCATTATCAAGCCTTAACTTACCTGCTCCGGGGTCAGCCTTGGTAGTAGTAGTGCTAAAATCATACTTAAACGAAGCCCCTCCAAAATTACCTTGGGGGCCTGTGGGTCCTGTAGGCCCAGTAGGACCTGTAGAACCTGTAGGGCCACCCGGTCCTGTTGGACCAGTAGGACCAGTAGCACCGTCTGAGCCATCTGAACCATCTGAACCATCTGAGCCGTCTGTTCCAGCGGGGCCGGTAGGTCCTGTCGGTCCAGTTGGGCCAGTAGCCCCAGTAGAACCCGTAGGTCCGGGTGGACCAGCAGAGCCTGTAGAGCCTGTAGACCCAGTAGGACCCGCAGGGCCTGTGGGTCCGGTTGGACCTGTTGCACCAGCAGGTCCTGTAGGTCCGGTTGCTCCTGTAGTTCCTTGGGATGAAGTGACGACCCATTCATTGGTTGCTATTTTTCTAACGGATACCATGCTATTTTGTGCAACAGCGGTAGTTCCGTTTATTGTGACCCCTGACCCTTCAACTAAGGTAGCAGTTCCAGCACCTTTATTGAATAAGCGAAGTTCTGTAAGATTTACAGGGTAAGCAACGGAAGAATTAGGGGGAATAGTGAAGTTTATTGCACTACCTTTGTTAGAAATAATCGTTCTTCCTTCGTCTGTTCTTGTGAATGTATAGTCTGTAGTCTTTTCTACAGTTGGTCTTACATCTACTGTATGACCACCTGCGGTAGAACCATCCCCGACATAGACTGCTCCGCTTGTAGTATCTCGGAACATTTGTGCGCCATCGGGAGTGACCCCAGTTCTTTCTGTTTCTGTTCCGGTTAGTAGGTTCTTGCTCTGACTTAGACTCATCTATATCTACCTCTCTTTACTCGTCAATGATATTTCTAACTTGTGTTTATTTCACCAAATATGATGGTCGAACAATCTGTTCCGTCTGTGACTAATGACCCAATATCAATAATAGACATACCTTCCCCTACTGTTCCAGTAGGACCAGTAGGACCAGTTGGTCCACTTGGACCTGTAGAGCCTGTAGCCCCTGATGAACCAGTAGGGCCAGCAACACCTGTTGGACCCGAAGGACCCGTTGGTCCTGTGGGTCCTACTGAACCAGTAGGTCCAGTTGGCCCTGTAGAACCAGTAGCCCCAGTAGGGCCAGCAACTGTGCTATCCGCTCCAGTAGGCCCTGTAGGACCAGTAGGTCCAGTTGGCCCTGCTATTCCTGTAGACCCAGTAGGACCGGATGGTCCTGTTGGTCCAGCGGGGCCTTCCGGCCCACTTGGTCCGGCCGGTCCGGTAGGACCTGTAGAACCAGTAGGGCCGCCGGAAGTCACAGTAGCCCATTCTAAGCCTGTTCTACCGCTATTTACTCTAAGAACTTGATTACTAAGACCCAATGTTGTTTTGCCTGTTCCACCATGTCCTGTTCCTATCATAATATCATCATCTATGGGGATATAAACACCAGTAGCAGTCTGCTTGAAAGCCCAAGACCCTTCTATATTTGGTGCGCTTGAACAGTAAATTAAACCACCATCTGTTGCGGCTAATACTGCCCCTGATTCTATTTTCAAGTATTCTAAATTGAGAATTGCTCCTTTCCCAATCCTTGCCTTAGAACCTGCACCATTTTCTGTAGTATCAATTGTTAATGAACGACATGAATAATTAAAAGCACCAGCATTACCATAATACTCAACATTACCATTAGATGGAATCTCAAAAAACCCACTTGTTTCTCCTTGAAAAGTCCATTGAGAAAGACCACAATGGAAAAAGGCGGTTGCTATAGTGAGTTCGCTGGTTGCTAAATAGAATGATTTATCACTATCGTTGCTAGAATATGAAGCCGCGCTTGTTTCAGTCAATAATGCACCGCTCGTAAAATTAAGACTGTAGAAATCTACTTTACCATGAGTGCTTGCAGTAGTGATGTGTTCGGCAGAAAAACTACCACTTGTGACGGTCACATTAGGATATAAACCATCATCAAAGCGAAGGATACCACCAGTTCCGTTTCTCATATCAAAGGTTAATTTTTCTCTCGCAGTTCCATAATAACCGAATATACCTCCGAACTCAATAAGAGTTCCGTTGCTCGTTTGTATCGCATTAGCACTATCTACAGTAATTGTATATGGGTCTGCTACTACCATTTTACCACCCTTTAGGATAAGGTGGTTAGTAGTCACATTTGCTTCTAAATTAAAAGCGTGTGCAACAGGACCCGATTTAGCCCAATCTTCCAATATATGGATACCATCAGAGTCAGTTAAGTTAAAATTAACTTCGTCTGTATTACCAGTAAATATCAAAGTTCCGGCTTTCAGAGCCGCTAAATCAGCAGGGGCTGAACCTCCGCCCCCTGCGGTAGTATTCCAATTGGCTAATGTATCAGCATCATTGCCGCTTGTCGGATACCAATAGAAATTAACCATGCTTATTCAATCCTTGTGCTACTCTGTGTCGTGTAGAATGCAGTTCCGCCTTCTTCCGCTATGAGTGCAAGGACTTCGTTAGCCTGTTTTTGCATAGTTTCTAATTGAGTTCTCAACCTTATGTCCTGTTGTCTAAACTCATTCTCAGGCACATACATTGGGGCTGTATCTATCAGCACCCTTAGACAATCACAACAAACTAGGTATTTGATAGCATCCGACTTTTCTGCGTCACTAACCGCATAAGTGGATACATTGTAGTCTGTTCCTCTCGCCATTTTTACTACTTGATTTGTTCTAATTGTAATATACTCAGAGATTGTTCCCTCATTCAATCCCTTAGGTCTATTCAGCAAATCTCTAATTTGATTATTAGTCACCGAAATAGCCATTATCATTCCTCTTCTGTGTTGAAATTGAGTGGTATATCCAAGAAAACCGCATCTTTAGGACAAGAGGCAGTTCTACCCATCAAGAATACTTCGCCTGATTTAACAATTTGTCGGGCGAACTCGCTATTTGGAATCCAATAGGTAAACCCTGTAGCAAGCATATTTTGAGGACCACTTCTTCTTGGTCTTCGTATAAGACGGATAAGCCAACCGTGACCTTCTTCCCAGTTGTTGAGCCTATGCTCCAAGTTAGCAACCGTAGGCTCACTCGGAACTGGTATCTGCTTCTTCCTCAACTGACTCGTCAACGATGCTCTGCTCATCTTTTACACTCTCCTTTTTCTTGTATGTTCTCTTTGGGGTTTGGCTCTTAGCCTTAGCCGCCGCCCAATCTCTAACCTGTCTGCGTGTGATGAAGTCTTCAATCTCTTCAAGTTCGCTCTTGGTCAAATCTCGACCAAGTTTGCGAGCAGAATAACTTAGGATAAAATCGTCAACCATATTATCAATCCCTCAAAAAGCATACGCCATCACAAAGAAGGCAATATCCGGTGTTTTCGCATACCATACTAACCATCACCTGTAATTAACTTTCATTGCGCTTATGCGGCAATGTTGGTTATCTTACAGATGCGGTTATTTGTGCCGCTTGCCGCTCCGTCTTGGTGTTCGTGGATTACACAGCCCATGTATCCAGTTAGAATCCAATCGTAGCCGACTCCGGGTAGACGGGTGAGTTCGGTTTCCATGAAACCAGCACCGTTATACTGGAAGAACTCGCCGGTTTCTGCACCGGGAACCATCAGTAGAGCGGTATCAGCCAATCTTGCGTTGCGGCTAAAGTAAACAGTTAGGTTAGCAATTCGAGCCAAGTGGTCCGAAAGCGACTCAACAACATTTCCATAAAGGGTTGTGTTAAGCAATGTGCTTCGTAGTTTGGCTGGAACGATTAGAGCAAGAGGCTCATCGCCGCTTACGCGACCATTCTCGAAAATCTTATCCATAGCAGACAAGATGTTAGCCTCTGCATCCTCAGTTGCGGTATCCCACTCGCTACCTGCGGTGACTGCTACAGACTGACCTGCTCCATCAATCAACTTCTCAAGGATTAGGTCGTCTATTACATCTGCGCGGTTGCGAACAATTGCGAGTTGCTGGCGGTCCATTGTTTCAAAGGACTCTCCCCTTAGTAGGGTTGAATCAAGGAAAACAGTTCGGCCCTGACCCTTTAGTAGGTTAGCCTCGTAAGACTGTGTGCCTATGTGAGTTGGGTCAACAACTGCGTTATCATCGAGTGGGTATGTGAAAGTTCCATCAACTCCAGTATACCACTTGAAGGTTAGCCAGTCTACTGTTCGCACACCAACTACCTGTGTTCCAACTGCAATCAAAGTAGATTGTAGTTGAATAAAGTCACGAAGCGTCTGCTCCATAACTGCGTTCCCCGGTCCGAATGGACCACTTGCGGCTTCTACATTCAAAATCTCATCTAGTGTCTTTACCATTTAATCAACCCCTCAAGCAATTGCCGCTCCGTGTGTATCAACAGCAATCATAGCACCCTCAGTTGCTGAGGCTGTGTCGCCCGATAGTGGGGCGGCAAGTGCGGTTGCGGCGTGTGCGGAATCTCCGACATATAGCCCCAAGACCTTCTTACTGCTTGAAGACGAATCTGACGCAAGGCCACTTGCCCCTGCGTAAACGGTGTCGCCAAAGTCGAAAGTAGAAGAAGCGTCTGCCTGAACCATTAGGACTCCGCCCATTGGAACATACGAAACAGTCGCTCCGGTAGTGTCGAGAGCGTTATCTGCTCCCTCGCGGCTGGATGAAGCAACCGTAATTCCTACAGCGACTGCACCATTACTGCACAGGTCTGCGTGGTTGGCGGTTGAACCAGCCTTCAATATCTTTCCAGCACCGTAAATCACGGTGGAATCTTCTAATTCAATGTTTCTTGGCGTTTTTCCTTCGTAAAGCATCAGTTATCACTCCTAATTTGCTCAAACGACTTAGCCCTAAATTGTGACTCAGCCGGTGTGAGTGTGCGGTTCCATGCGGAAACCCATGTATTGTAAGCCGCAGAATACACACTTACTGGTGTTTCCATGCGCTCTTGGTTAAGGAAGTTCGCTACAACATCGGTTTCTTGAACTGGTGTTGCTGGAGCAACTGGCTCATCTTCTACAGATGCGCCTACTGGCTCCATAACTACTTCCTCTTCCTCTACGACTGGGTGTGCTTCGTTCCATGAAGCAATCAGTCCTCGTAGAGTATCAGTAGAGAGGTCATCGTGACCCTTCATACCAAGAGAAGTTGCCTCTTCAACAAGGCCGGCTCTCTCGGCCTCTGCTTTTGCGGCCTTCTCATTCTCATACTCCGCGACTTGAGCCTCAAGCAGAATCTTCTCTGCTCGTAGGGCTTCCATCTCTGCGGAGTTATCTTCAACTTCTGTGTGTGTTATTTCCTCACTCATAGTAATCAATTTCCCTTGGGGATGTTCAATGCTACTGTCGCAGTCATATTTAACCGTAGCGGAGATTTCTACTTCTTTTCGCTCAACGGAGGTAATTTTTGCGTCGGGATATGCAGGTTTATGCACAATAGCCAAGTGGTCGAAGTCAAAGTTAGTAGAAAAGGTAAACATCATTCTACCATTTTCTGCTTCTATTGTATCATCAGGAATACCAGTTCCACCGATACTAACGCCATAACCCTCTCTCAACCAAAGACCTGACTCCAAACTAGCAAACAGTTCTTCTCTTACAATATCTCCAGTAAAACCAACTTCAAAGGTATTTCCTTCCTTGTAATGAACATAAGCATCAGTAATTATTCCCACGACTGCTTCATCTACGCCACCATCCATATTTCGGCTAAATCTTCCGTTTTTCACAGAAGGATGGTTGAGTGTAATGTCGGATTGAATCATAGACTTAGCAACATTTTCCGCCAAATCTGCGCTGATTTCCCAACCATTCTTATTGAAGCCATCATGGAATGCAACTCCTTTGATTGTAATAACAGACTTACCGTCTTCTGCTACAACGCTTGTTTCTACAGAAGTTAAGTCAATTTCTAATGTGACCGCTATAGGTTGGCACTTCCCATCTTTCATTTCTTCCCCAACAGGGCAAGTATCGCCGTCTGTATAGGATTCTACTGCTTGTGAATCTTGAGTCTTCTCAATATATTCTTCATGGGTTCTGCAAGGCATATAAACCCTTGCTCCGTCTTCTTCGTGGCTGTGTATACTATTGCATCCAAGTTCTTCCGCTCTTTCTCTTGCTTCTTGCTCGTTATCGAAGGTATCCTGTCCTACTTCTTCCGCAAGAGCCTTATCACCGGAACAACCGCAACCGCAACCCATACTTTGTGAATCTGCCCCTGTTTCATAAACCTGTTGTTCGTCAGCCATACTACTTTTCCCTCATGTTTAGTAGAGTCTTGATTTCTGCAAGTAGTATCTTGACTTCTTGCATATCCTCTTTCGCCTTTCTGTGATGCGCTCCAAACTCGTTCTTCACTTCGTAAAGAGCGAATACCATGAATCTGTATAGAGCATAGATAGAACCCAATAGTAGGACTAATGGAAGTCCGTAATCCTCAACCATGGATAATGCAGATAGAGCGTCAGTCATTACAATAACTCCACATCGAACCAATCCGTTCCAATTGTATATTCGTCATTGAATCTAAAGGTGGAGAAAATATCGTATCGGCCTTCGGGAACAGCGAATGTTATATTCACATAATCCCAATTCTGATAATAGGTTTCATAGGTGTGTTCCTCTTGAATACCCGACCAATTTCCAGTATCATTATGATACAAAGTCCAAATAACTGTTAGGTTATGTGGTGCATCATCACAACTTAGGTCTGCATCCCAATGAATAGTGATGTTATCGGTTTCGTTGTTATAATCATAATACGCATCCCACATTTGAACATAACAATCATCTTCTATATCTTCTGCGTATTCGCAAGAATCATCATCATAATCTGCGTATGGGTCATAGTTGATAGCATCGGGGTCTGTGCAACCCCATGTTTCTTCTTCTTCCTCGAACTCACAAGAGCCGTCGTCTTCCCATGCTTCTTCATCGTAGTTTAGAGCATCAGGGTCTGTGCAACCATAAACAATATCGGGTTCTTCCTCTTCGTTTTCTTCGCACCATTCTTCCTTTTCTTCGGACCACACCTCTTCGGTGGAACAATCATACCACTCATCTTCGGGTTCGTCAGAACCATCCCGACAGTTCTTGTAGCCATCATTAACAAGAGATGCTTCAATCATAGAGCCATCTCCACACTCGAAGTCATCCTCCCATTCCCAATCATCATCGCCTATCCATTCGTCGTCGCCTTGACCGTAGGGTGTAATGTCGAGAATACCCACCATTTCGACAGCGGGCATGAGAAGTGCAAGGATAGAACCTATCGTGATGATTAGTTGCCTAACCTCAGTCGCTCTCTCATTGATTGTATCAATAATGGAATCTGCCTCTTCTTGACTCAACATCTTCACCTCT